ATGTCACGCAGAAAGAAGATAAGCGAAAAGGAGGTATGCGACGGCTTAAGACGTCTTGCATTCGGCGAAATAACGGATGCGGTCAGCCTGCTTTTCGAGCCTGAGGAAAAAATACTCCAAAAGCTTGACACGCTTGATTTGTTTAACGTAAGCGAAATCAAGCGCCCAAAGGGAGGCGGAATGGAGATTAAATTTTTTGACAGGCTTAAGGCTATTGACAAAATCAGAGAAATGGTGAATGAGCAAACGGACAAGTCGCCGACCTCATTTTATGAGGCATTGGAAAAAAGTACGCAGGCGACTAAAAGGCATTATACGGAGGAATTTGATGAATAGATTTATCCCGTTTTCAAAAAAGCAACTTGCCGTTTTGAATTGGTGGTGCAATGGCAGTGACGTTAAAAATAAAAACGGAATAATCTGCGACGGCGCCGTAAGGTCAGGCAAAACGCTTTGTATGGGTATATCGTTTATTTGTTGGTCCTTTTATGCTTTTTGCGATACTTCGTTTGCCATTTGTGGGAAAACAATTTCTTCACTTAGGAGAAATGTTATTACTCCGCTTTTGCCGACGCTTAAAGAGCTTGGTTTCAGCGTTGATTACAGGATTAGCAGGAATATGGTTACGATTTCAAGAGGCAATGTGACTAACCGTTACTATCTTTTCGGCGGCAGAGATGAATCAAGTGCATCACTCATTCAGGGTATGACTTTGGGTGGCGTTATGCTCGACGAGGTTGCGCTTATGCCGAGAAGTTTTGTTGAACAGGCGGTTGCAAGATGCTCTCTTGAAAATTCAAAATACTTTTTCAACTGCAATCCGGAGCATCCTTATCATTGGTTTTATATGGAATGGATAAAAAAAGCCAAAGAAAAAAATGTTTTGTATATCCATTTCACTATGGACGACAATCCCTCTTTGTCCGAAAGCGTTAAAAAAAGATATAAAAGTCTTTATTCGGGCGCTTTTTATGAGCGATTTATTGAGGGGAAATGGGTCACGGCTCAAGGTCTTGTTTATCCTATGTTTTCACCTGAAAGGCACATAAAAAGGTGCGACGGCGGTTTTTCACGATATTATCTTTCGTGCGACTACGGAACGGTAAATCCTTTTTCTTTAGGCCTTTGGGGTGAGTGCGACGGCAAGTGGTATCGGCTTGACGAGTATTATTATTCAGGCAGAGACAACGGTATTCAGCTGACAGATGAGGAATATTACCGTGAGCTTGAAAGACTTGCGAACGGCAAGGATATAACAGCTTTGATTATCGACCCGTCAGCTGCATCTTTTATTCAAACTGTTTTAAGGCACAAAAAATTTCGTGTTATCAAAGCGAATAATGATGTTCTATCGGGTATTAACCGAGTGTGCCAGGCACTCAAGGATGGGGAGATATTTATATATCCCTGCTGTGCCGACGCAATAAGAGAATTTTCAATCTATCGCTGGGATGACAGTATAAAAAAGGATGCGGTTAAAAAAGAAAATGACCACGCAATGGACGATATACGATATTTTGTTGCTACTGTTTTGGGCAGAGAGGGACAAGGAAATTCGTTTGCGTCTTTTGCAATAGAAAGGAATTAGCTTTGAAAATTTTAGATTTAAGAAAAAAGAAAAGTCAAAATTCAAATGCTGCATGTGCGGTTCAAACGTCAATCGCTACAAATCATCCTTATTTTAATCTTACAAGTTATATGCCTATTAACGGCGAATCGAGAGTATATGCCGAGCTTAGAAATGCGGTTCCTATTTTAGACGCCGCAATTAATAAAATTGTGCGACTTTGCGAGGGCTTTAGGTTTGATACAGGCAATGAAAAAATAAACGATATGATGAACTCGTATTTTGAGTCGATAAATGTCGGCGGAAACCAAAGGGGGATAACCTCTTTCGTTTCAAATTATCTTAATCAGCTTTTAACCTTCGGCACGGCAATAGGCGAAATAGTTATGTGCTCAGACGGGATATATGCGCTTTATAACAGCGAGCTTTCGTCAATTGAGCTTAAAAGGGCAAAAAACGGAATTGATGTCGATTTTTATAATAACGGCTCCAAAATCAATCAGCCGAATTTGATTTTATATTCTGTTTTAAATCCTAAGCCTTCCGATTTGTGCGGCACAAGTTTGCTTTCCGGTTTGCCGTTTGTAAGCAATATTTTGCTCGAAATTTATAATACAATCGGCGAAAATTGGAAGCATGCGGGAAATCTTCGATATTCTGTTATTTGCAAGCCGGATAAGGACAGCGCTTATTCAAACGCAAACGAAACGGCGCAAACCGTTGCAAATGCGTGGAAAGATGCTATGAATTCAAATACTGTTAAGGATTTTGTGGCAGTTGGGGATGTGAGCGTTAAGGTAATCGGTGCAGACAATGCTGTGCTTGACAGTGAAATTCCTGTAAGACAGCTTCTTGAACAGATTGTTGCAAAAACAGGGCTTCCGCCGTTTATGCTTGGTCTTAGTTGGTCGTCAACAGAGAGAATGAGCACGCAGCAGGCAGATATATTGACAAGCGAGCTTGAATCGTACAGACGTATTCTTGAACCTGTGATTAAGCAAATCGGCAATATGTATCTTGCAATAAATGCCTTGCCTTATGAGGCGAATATCGAATGGAAGAAAATTACACTTCAGGATGAATGTGACGAGGCTAAGGCACAGCTTTATACGCAACAGGCAGAAAAAATAAGAAGGGAGATTGAAAATTGAGCTTTGGTTATGTAGAAAAAGGTTTTAGTCCAAGCACTGAGGACTTGAAAAAAATCAATAAGTATACAAGGCGTGAGTTTGACGCAGACAGTCTTTATGTTTTTACTGTTATTCTTTGCGATAACGACATAGACAGGGATTTTGAAAAATTTTCATTATCGGCGCTTAATGAACTTAAAACGCTTTTTGTCGGCAAAACGGGTATCAGCGACCATTCAATGAAATCGAGCGACCAAAAGGCACGTGTTTTTGAAACATGGATTGAAAAAGGCAATGGACAAACAGCCGACGGTGAGCCTTATTATACGCTAAAGGCAAAGGCTTATATGCTCAAAAACGAGGAAAACAAAGGATTTATTGACGAACTTGACGCAGGAATTAAAAAGGAAGTTTCAGTTTCCTGCTCATCAAAAAAAGCAACCTGTTCAATTTGCGGCAAGGATAAAAGGCAGTGCAGATGCGAACACGTTTCGGGCAAAGAATATAAGGGCAAAACCGCCTGCACAATTTTGTCAGATATCAGCGATGCGTATGAGTTCAGCTTTGTAGCCGTTCCTGCGCAAAGACAGGCAGGAGTTACAAAAGCATTTGAATTTACAAAGGAGAATAATATGGAGGATATTATTAAAACGCTCAAAAATATGAGCGACGATACTACGGTATCAAAATTTCAGCTTGATTCGCTTTTGAATTATGTTGATTCACTTGAGGATGAGGCAGAGCTTGGCAGAAAGTACAAAAAAAGCCTTGCAAATGAGGTTATAAAGCTTTGCGCAGAGGCTATGCCGGAGATGGATATTAAGGCTTTTTCCTCTGTGGCACAGGTTATGACCGCAAAGGAACTTTTGTCCTTTAAAGAAGCTTTCACAAAGAAAAACCGTGAAAGCACCGCTCATCTTCAAATTAAAAGTAATGACACAAAAACAAATAATACAGTAAATCAATTTAAATTATAATTAACGGAGGAATTAATTTATGTCATACGATAACATTAGAATTGAAAAAAGTTTATACACCACAGGTAAGTCTTTCACTCAGGCACTTGAGGCACTTGACCCGTCAGAAAACTACAAGGGCACATCTCTTGAAGGCCTTGACGCATACGAACGTCAGCTTAAAAGATTTGACATTAAGGTTTCGGGCGAAAATTGCGATACTGTTTCAAAGTTTTTCCAAACTTCCGATTCAGCAGCTCTTTTTCCTGAATTTGTATCTCGTTCTATTAAGCTCGGTATGAGAGAGGCGTGCACCGTAGATAAAATCATTGCAACCACATCTTATATTGATTCGCTTGATTACAGGTCTATTTCGCTTGAAGATACAACTGATTTGGTTGACTTTATAAATGTTGCCGAGGGCAGTGCATTTTCAGATGTAAAGATTACTGTTAAAGACAAGCTTACCAAGCTTAAAAAATACGGCAAGATGATTTCCGCATCGTATGAGGCAATCAAGTTCCAAAAGCTTGACCTTTTCTCAATCACACTTCGCAGAATCGGTGAAAATATGGTTTATTATGAGGCATACGATGCACTTGCAACAATTGATAAACCAACCGTAAATAAGATTACATATACCGGTGATACATTTACTTATGATAATCTTATTGATATTTACACAATGATGAAGCCTTACAATCTTACAACAATACTTGTTGACCCTAAGTCATTTGCAAGACTTCTTAAATTACCTGAAATGAGAGATGCAAACGCAGGTCTCGATTTTCACGGCACAGGCAGAATGGTTACTCCTTTCGGTGCAGAGGTTTATTGCTTAAAGGAAATGGATTCCGATACCCTTATTGCAATTGATAAAAACTATGCGTTTGAAAGAGTAATTGCGTCAGACATTACAACAGATTTTGACAAGCTTATCGACCGTCAGATTGAAAGAGCAACAGTATCTACAATTGTTGGTTTCTCAAACATTTTTCCTGATGCCGTTGCTATGCTTGTTAAGGCAAAATAAGGTGATTTATTATGACTGATTTAAGTAAAATTAAAGCCGAGTTTATCACTCTTTCGTCTTTGAGTGAGGAAGATGCGGGAAAATATCAATCGCTTATCGAAATGGAATGTGAATATATAAATTCACTTTTAAAAAGCAGCGATGACGAAAATAATTCCTGCGTAATATTTCTTTGCGCTGCAAAGGCTTATTATCGATATATGCTTACTAATCAGTCAGACGGTATCACTTCGTTTAAGGCAGGAGATGTGTCATATTCGCTTGACACGTCTTCTGCGCTTGAAAATGCAAGAGCAATATACAATTTTGCTCTTGAACAGTGTGCCTCGCTGATTAAAAACAATCATTTTGCTTTTGAGGCGGTGTAATATGAGAAGCGGATATATTATAAAAAATCATCTTGATAAAATCGGAATTGAGGCAACGCTTTATGACGGAGAATGGAACTCAATGCCGTTTAAATGTACCGTAAATCCCTTGTGGCGAAAAAAGAGCAGTGCATTTGACGATGATGTTACAGAACTTGGAATAAATGAAGCGAGATATCATTTGTATCTTGGCCCGAAAACGCACAATGTTATGGAAATAAGCGATAACGGATATTTGCAAACTTCGTCGGGCAAGTATAAATTCTTGAGAAAAAATGCAGTGAAAATAAACGACGAGGTTATTTATTATACAGGCATTTTAAGAGAAATTAAGGAGGCAGTATACGATGAATATTAATGATTTTATAATCAACTTTGCAAAAGCTCTTAAAGCTGATTATTTTTTTAAAAATATTAAAATCATCAAGCCTTTTGAAAATGTATCTTATGCCGGTGAAATAAAAAATACGTTTGTTTGTGTCGGTCTTGACGAGATGGAAATTACGCCGATAGAGCTTGGCGATGATACAAAATATGCAAATGTCAAAATTAAGGTCGGTATATTCACCGAGAAAAATAATTCTGCTTTTGCAAAGGATGTGTTTTTAAATATTTGCAGGGTAAGCCAAAAATTTAATATTACTTCAATAAAAGCACAGCCTCTTGAATATGTAAAGCAAGCCAAGGGATATAGGCTTAACGGCTATTTTTCATTCGGCACAAATATTGATTTCGGAGGTGAAAGCGGTGAATGAGGAATATGAACAGGCGGAAAATATAAGCGAAATTATCCGTCTTGATAAAAATCGATATGATAAATCCGCAGGTGAATAATGAAAGAATTTAAAATGAGATTTAAGGATTTTGTGTTTGATACAAATCCGTCATATATTCAGGTTATTACCTCTCGTGATGTTTCAAACACTTCTGTCTATGACGGAAAAGGAATTACTCAGGATATATCACAAAAACCGATTATCGTTAAAGGAAAGGGCACTTTTTTCTCAGACGATGCAGATGAAAAATGCGCTCGCCTGTCATATCTTTTAAGGCAGGGAGGCGCAGGCGAACTTCATTGCCCGTCGCTTTATCCTATTGAGGCAATTTTTACCGAGTTTAAGTATGATTCAAGTGCAACGCTTGGTAAAATCGAGTATGAATTTGAGTTTACTCAGGTGTGTGATGATAAAAAGGAAATTGCTCCTCTCGATTATATTGTTGCATACGACGGGGATAATGCTTTTGATATTGCGGCAAGGGCAAATATGAGCGTTGACGAAATTATGCAATTAAATGATATAGAAAGTCCGTTTTCAATAAAGAAAGGTGATCGGGTGAAGCTGAGATGAAAATTGTTTTAGTGACAACGTTGGAAAAGGAAATAATACCAAGCGGTATTGTTTCAGCTGTTTTAACACAGACGGCAGAGGTTGCTTGCGACAGTCTAAGCATTAAAATTATCGGTGGCAAATCACTTGATGAAATTGAGAGAGTATATGCTTATAAAAATAACAAACTGATATTTAACGGCTATTGCGATTGCCAGAGGACAACTGCTGATGAAAGAGGATTTGAAACATATATTTATGCTCGTTCAAGCGCCTGCCTTTTGGTTGACAATGATGCTTTCGCTTATACATATAATCGTCCGAGTGCTCAAAGTCTGTTTGACGCTTATGCAAAACCGTTCGGCTTTTCTTATAAGCTTGACGATATTTGCACGTTTAAAAAATATGAAGTTTCAAGCGGCTCCTCGCTTTACGGTGCCATCAATTTGCTTGTTTCAACAATTACCGGCAATTCAATAAGGATTAATGCCGATAACGAAATTTTTATGTTGAAACCGAGCGAAAATATATTAAGCCTTAATGATTTTTCAGTGATTTCGGCCAAAAGCATAATAAATCGAAGCGAACCGATTTCAGCAGTTAATTATAAAAAGGAATTTTCGTATCTTTACGATTGCCACACCTATTCGCAGCTTGCTGAAAAATTAGGATTTTCAAGGCAAAGATATGTAAATCTTGCGGCGCTTCCGAGTTGGCAGAGAAATTATAAAATTTCTAAAATGCTCAAAGATTCGTTCAAGGATTATAAGCGCCTTGAAATAACGCTTAAAGGTTATGTTGAAAGCGAGCTTTTACAGCGGTTTTATTACAGCGGTAAACTTGGTGATTTTAATGATTATCTGCTTTTTGAGAAGGTTTATTCCATTGATGAAAACGCTGAGCAAACAAAACTTATTTTAAGAAAAAATATTGATATCTCGGAGGTAAATTATGTGGATTAGCAAGCAGATTATTAAAGAGCAAAAAGTGCCAGCAGTTGAATGCGGCAAGGTTACTATGAGCTCAAACGGTGCTGTTGAGGCAACTTCAACAGGCGTTGAAAGAAATGTTAATTTTTACTCTCCCTACGGTTACAATTTTTGTATACCTAAGGGTGAAAGGCTTTTGCTTACTCAAGGCGGAGGAGAGCAGGTTTGCATAGGAGTTGAAAACGATAGTTCAAATGTTGAATACGGAGAAATTAAAATCACATCTCTTTCCGGTGCATATATTCACCTCAAAAATGACGGAAGCATAGTGATAAACGGATTGGTTATATCAAAGGAGGGCAAAATTATTGAGTGATATTAATGAAAAAACAGCCGATATTATTAATTTGTGCCGCTCGGCTGTTTTTTGCGAAAAAGGAGAATTCTATCCCGACAAAGATTTCGGCAGCAGAATACACGAGGCAAAAGGAAACGAAAGGCTTATGCTGTCGTTTATCAGAATGGCTTTATCAAAGCTTGACGGGGTATATGTTAAAAATGTTACATATATCAAAAACGATAATTTAATTACAGTTGATGTTCTTATTAATAATGAGGAAAGGCAGGTGTACGTTGTAATATGAAGTCTACATATAATGAAATTTTGCAGAATATGAAAGCTGCTTACAATAAAGAGCTTGGCAGGGAAATTGCTGAAAATTCTATTGATGAAAAAAAGCTTGAAGCAATTGCAAGCGAACTTTACGGCTTGTCATGCTACGGCGATTTTATTTTAAAGCAAGCGTTTGTTCAAACTGCAACGGGAAGATATCTTGACCGTCACGGTGCGTTGCGTGATTGCAAAAGAAAGCTCGGCACTAAAGCAAAGGGTACGCTTACATTTGGCATTAATGAGGCAATTGCAAGTGATATAGTTATTGAAAAGGGAACTGTTTGCTCAAAACCGAATTATCCGCTTATTCAGTATTCAACAGATGAAACGGTTATTCTTAAAGCGGGCAATACAAGTATATCGGTTTCCTGTACCGCTTTGGGAAACGGAGAAAAATACAATTTAGAGGGCGACAATTTACTGACTCTTGTTAATCCTCCGTCGGGGATTGAGTATGCGTTTAATGCGTATCCGATAACAGGCGGAAGCGATGACGAAAGCGACGGCTCGTTTAGAAAAAGAATTATGTCAACATTTAAAATTCCGCTTAATTATTTTAATAAAAGTTCAATTGAACTTGAAATTAAAAACATTGGCAATATTAAAGATTGCTCAATAAAGCAAAGCGACACCCCCGGAAGCGTTAGGGTAATTGTTTCTTGCCCCGGAGAACTCACGAGTGAAGAATTGGAAGGTATCAAAAAAGCATTTCCGCAAATTGAATTGTTTGGTGTTAAAATTCATATTGAGTATGCCAAAAAGACACATGTATCGATAAAGGTCAAGGCTAATGTTGACAGTATTTCTGATGAGGTGTCACAAAAGCAAGAAATATATGATAACATTTATGAAATTTTAACACGCAATAAAATAAACTATAATATTTCACTTGATGAGATTAGAAAGGCGGCGCTGAAAATCGACAGCGTTCAAAGCGTTGAAATAAGCGGAACAAATGTTTTGGGCGATTGTATTCTTTGCGACGGCGACGGCTATATTCTTCTCGACAAGTTGGAGGTCGAACTTTATGAATGTTAGCAATACACGCATTTACAGGCTTTCGTCGCTTTTGTCTGCGCTTAATTTGAACGTAAGAAGAAACGGATTCAATTATGCCATGATTAAAGCTATTGATGCGGGAATGACGCTTGTGGAAGAATATTTTGATAAAATACTTTCTGAAGTGTTTTGTGATTCGGCTAAGGATTACGGCATTAAAATGATGTGCGATTTACTCGATTTGGATGAGATTAACTATGAGAATGTTCAAAAAGGCTTATCGCAAGGTTTTGTTAAATATAAATATGATGAATTTAAAGAGGAATGTTTGAAAACTTTTGATAAAAATATGACGTTTAGCGTATCGAATTTTGTTTTTTCTGCCGGCGGCAGTAAAGAGTCTTTTTTATCGCAAGTTTTAAAAAATATTTCTTATTTTGAAAAATATATTTGTCCCGGTGTTGTTATGCAGGCGAATGAGTGTATTTATGATTTCGATGCGCTTGATGCGCTTAATTATAATGCAGACGATTGGGACAAAATTGCAAAAATATCATTTAATTTTATAGACAGTTTAGGAGGTGCACAATGAGCAGCACAAATAAAACAGAAATAGGGCTTAATCTTTGGCTCGGTGGGGACAAACCTAAAAGAGAAGATTTTTGTAATGATAATTTGATTATCGATAAGCAAATTATAGACCATAAAAACGATATGTCCTGCCACGTGTCTGAGGAGGAAAGAAACAAATGGAATACGAATGTTTATTGCAATATTTATTATGGCAATAATGAAAGTGTTCGTGAAATTGCAACCGCTTGCCCATTTGATCCGAGCGCAGTTATTATTTTTCCGACAGGCGTTACCCCTCACGTTTGGGATGCGCCAAATAGCAAAGACTATATTTATACGGCTTACGGCTCTACCTTTGGTACTACAAACGGTTTGCGTTTTAGAGATGACAGAAAAACTCTTAAAGTTTCTCAAAACCTTAAGGGTATTATGAACGAAGTTGTTTGTCTTAATGAGTCGGGTGTTGCATATTGCTATGTTTGTATAAGATAGGCGCTAACACGTAATGAAAAAGCAATGGAAGAAATTCTTTCATTGCTTTTTGCCTTGTATGTTGAAAAGTAGTTGAATTTCTCTTGACTTTTTTCTTTTTTTCGTATATACTCTTGTTTGTTGCATATCAGTGCTTCAATTTAATATTTCGAGGTGTAGCTCAGCTTGGTAGAGCGCTGCGTTCGGGACGCAGAGGCCGCAAGTTCAAGTCTTGTCACCTCGACCAAAAGGGCTACTTTTCAGTAGCCTTTGTTTTTTATCCAAAAGCCTGCAAACCCTCTGTTTAAGCCACTTTTCAAGGACTTACTTGTTTTTCAAATTAACAAGAAATATGTTGAAATCAACAGAAAATGCAACCCAAATGCAACCTTTTTTAGAGGCAAGTTGTATTGTTTTTATATGGCAATTCCTTGGGAGGAAAGATAGTCCTGTGTCTTATCAATATAGGTATCCTCAAACTCATTGAATACGTCACAATATGTATTTAAAGTTACGCTTATATCTGCGTGACCTAATCTATATTGCAATACTTTCGCAGGCATTCCGCTTTCAATGCTTCGTGTTGCGTAAGTATGGCGAAGTTGGTGTTGATTGCAACCTTTTGTATCGGAAATGTTATATCGTTCTATCAGTCTTTTATAGTAAGCATTAACTTGGTTAGTGCTTATTAATTTTTCATTTTTAATAAAAAGTAAGTCATATTCATTTTTTACAAAGAAATTATCAATATAGCTTTTTAATAAGGTCATAACAGATTTATCAACCTTAATTCGCCTTAGTCCTGCGTAAGTTTTAGTTTTATCGTTAATGATTGTTCTGTCGTTTGAATCCTTTGTCATTGTTTTTGTTATTTCTATCATTGAATGACTATAATAAATGCAATGGGGGGAAAGTGCACATATTTCGCCCATTCTCATACCTGTGAAAAGCTCCAAAAGTAACATGGTTCTGTAAGGCTCTTTGTTATCCTCATTTATTGCTTTGATAAATTCTTTTTGTTCTTCAATGGTTAAAGCTTTAATTTTTCTTGTTGATTTTATTGATTTTGGCATTTGTATTTCCTCGAGTGGGTTTTTATTTATTATATTTAGTTTAATTGCTTTCTTTAAAGTTCGGTTACACATAGCATATATTTTTTTGATTACCGAATTTGAATAATGAGTTTGTTTGGAGAGAAAAATATTTAATGCCGTTTCTGTGATTTTTTGAATTGGTATCATCGCAATACTATCTGCTTGTATTATTTTGATAGTGTATTTATTTCTGAGATATGCTGTATCGCTGATTTGATTTAATGCTTTTTTGTTATCATTAATATTATTTGCTAAGTCAGGGATAGTAAGCTCACTTGGTTGTTTATAAACGCCTGTTATAACCTCAGCTTGAATACGCTTTATCTTTTCTTTTACTTCTTTTTTTGTCTTACCGTAAACGGTTCTGCGGTTTATTTTACCGTCAGCCTTTATTCCGACCTTTATTTGACCTACCCATTTGCCCTTGGACTCACTATAATAAATTGAGCCGTTGCCATAAGTATTTTTTGCCATACTATATTACACTCTCCTTAAAAAGGGTATAAAAATACCCTACTTGAAATAACAAGCAGAGTGTGATATACTACTATTTGCGAGGTAGTAATTTGTATATCACACTTTGCTATCGCCCCTATGACCTTTGGCGAGGTTGTAGGGGTCTTTTTTATTTAATTATAAATCAAAAGAAATGTTTTCCCTTGGTGGTAACTTATAAAAACATTGAACTATTTTATAAGCTGTTGCTAAATTATATTGATTTGCTCTTAATGCTACATATTTAATTGTCTGGCCGTCTTTGCTTTTGTATGTAAAAATCAAATAAGGTGTAGACTGCTTTGTTTCCTTAACTTTTGGCTTTGATGCGATAATAGCGCCGACAGTACCAAATAAAGCTGCTCCTGCTATGGCTTTTTTGGTACTTGAAACATATTCTTTTTGTATTTCTACATCTGTCTTAACACAAACATCTATCAAGTTTTCCAAAGGTAAATTATATGTTGCACCGTTTGATTCAAATACAACTTTGTCATTACACCAATATGTGTTAAGGGGAACACCCTCTGAAAGTGGCAAGCCATTAAAATGAACAAATGTGCCACTTACCACAAATCCAAGTTCTTGCTTTTTTTTCTTTTTATATGCTTTAGCTTTTTTGCGATTTTTGGATGTTACGATTGCCATATAAAAGAAAAATATAATAAGCAAAATCATAAACACTATAAATACCCAAAAAATTGTATCATTTGATTCCATAATTATTCCTCCTCAAATTATATTAGTTCAATAAACTTGTAAAGCCTACAGCCTTACCTAATATTCTAATGTTATTCATATCCTCCTTTGTATATACAAAAGGGGGATATTTTGTATTTTCGGGCTGAAGTACAACCTTATCTTCATATATGTAAACCCTTTTGAGTGTAGCCTCGTTGTCAATCAGAACGGCAGCTATTTCGCCATTATCAACTTGACTTTGCTGCTTGATATAGACTATATCGCCGTCATTGATTCGAGCATTAATCATACTGTCACCTTTACATATCAATGTAAAATCGCACTTAATGTTATCAGGGATATCATCATACGCTTCAATGTTTTCCTCGGCAAGAATAGGCTCGCCACAAGCGATAGTGCCTAAGCGTGGGCGCTTATATGTTTTTGGAATAGGATTTATTCCATTGATAGAAAATATATCATTATTATAACTTTCGTTTTCGTCCCATCCCATTATAAATTGAGCAGTTGTGTTTAATGCTTTGGCTATTACTTCAATTCTTGTAATTGGAATTTTTTCGGTTTCGCCTGTTGCGTATCTTTGTAAAGCAGATTTTGGAATATTTGTTTTTTTGGAAAGTTCACCATACGAAATATCGTTATCTTCAATGAGTTGTAACAATCTTTTAGAAATTTCACTCATATTTTCACCACCTTTATCATTACAATAACATAGCTGTCCCAAAAAAGCAAGAGAAAATCACGAAAATTTGAAAAATCGTCCCAAAAATGCTTGACAAATGTAAAATGTGTTGTATAATGAAAGTGTCCCAAAAATGAAACGAGGTGATTCTATGGTTAATACAAATGTATTTTTAGGGCTAATGAAAATTGCAGGATATTCTCAAAAATCTCTTGCAAAAGAAATAGGAATGAGCGAAAATACAATGTCGCTTAAAGTTAATAATAAGGCTGTATTCAATACAGATGAGATTGAAGCAATATGTTGTGCTCTTAATATTAGTGACGATGCACAAAAGTCAAATATTTTTTTGTTTTCACCGTCCCAAAAGTGCAACGGAGTAACTGCAAAAAGAGGTGATTAGATGTTATTAAAAGGCTCAGCAAAAGAAATAGCCGACTTTATAGAATTACTCCAAAAGTCGACTAATCTTTCTCGGAACAAGATATGCCATGGAGATGACCAACTTGTAAAAGACCCGACAAGTAATCGTAAGAATTAAAAGATTTTATTGTTAATGTAATCCCAACTGTTTTTAGGCAGATAACCTTGTTTATTATCTTTTACTTCAACGATGAAAATATTATCGTTTTTATCAAGAGCAGGCTCTATTATACTGAAAATTTCATCTGCAGTTTTAAAGTAAGATTGAATAAGATAAGAAGATTCACTACAAGTTATCCATGCTCCAGTTGAGGCATCAATAATTGCTTGTTTTACTTTTTTATAATTTTGACCCGGGGAATTAAGGTCATAAGTAATCATATATACCATTTGTTTCACCACCTTTCTAAGTTGATTTTATCAGTTTTATAAAGGCAGGTCAATAAAGTGGATAAAAAAGAGGTAATTAGATGTTTATTTCAAAGAGGAAACTAAAAAATCTTGAAAAAAGAATAGCTGACCTTGAAACGAAAGTCCAAAATCAGCCACAAGAAATTTTTAATGCCATTGCTAAGAGTGTGAATGCACAAATGAGTAAGCGTTCTACTCCTCATCAGTGGTAATGCTACGAGGTGCGTTATGGACGAAGAAATTAAATGCTGTAAATTTTGCATTCATTTTAACAGAGCGGTAGACCATTGCAATGAAAATGACATTGATATTAAGCATCCGTATTTTAATTGGTGCTTTAATTACGAATCTGTTAAATGAAAAAAGCCGACTGCATAAAAACACAGCCGGCAAGGTGTGATACACCCTTAGCAAATTGATTGTATCACACTTGAAAATAAAAATCAAGGAGTGATTATAAATGAAAGTTACTACAAATGTAGTTGACGAACTTGCAACAGCTAAGGAACTGTTGGATGTTTTGCAACGAATTGAAAGAGTGGCAGAAAAAGTACAAATACAGTTTGGCTTTTTAACTATTAAAGATGTTGTAAAGCTTACAGGAATAAGTGAGCCACAGGTACAAAGGATTTTTCGCCGTAAAGATTTTCCTGTTTGTGATTATGGCAAACAGAAACTTGTTGAGATTGATGCTTTTAAAGAGTATTTTCAGCATCCTGTTTTAACAACCGATGATGAAGATAACGGTTAAGAAAGGGGACAGACAAATGGAAAGATGTAATTATTGTCCACTGCGTAACCACTGTTTAACACAGAAAAAGGAAACCGATACCTGTGACGACATGATAAGGCGATACAATGCAAGCTTGTTATTACCACCACAATATGTTGAGAGGAGCGCATTTTGATGAATAAAAATAAAAGAATATTTTTCGGTATTGTCGGCGGTGCTTTATATATGCTTGGTTTTATTGTTGACGATACTGATATTTTAGTTCAGTTAATAACAACTGTTTTAATGCTTTGCGGCTTTATTATGATTATCATTGCATTTCTTCTGCTCGCAATCGACCTTGAAGAAAAAGAAGCTAAACAAGAGTACACAGAGCCGTTTATTGATGAATACAGCGAATTTGATAACTGTATATTTGATGATAGACAAAGCGGTTGGTATGCGTGTTTAAGCATTGCAGAGGGTACATATGAAAAAAACAACAAATCGTGAGGAATGGCTCAAAGAACGCAAAAAAGGAATAGGTGCAAGCGAGGCAAGCTGTATTATCGGTGTAAATCCTTGGAAAACGAATGTTGAACTTTGGCAAGAAAAAACAGGACAGCGAGAGCCTGAGGATATAGGCGATAAAGATTGCGTTATGTATGGCAAAAAAGCCGAAGAACTTGTAAGAGGGCTGTTTGAGCTTGATTATCCGGGTTATAAGGTTGAATATGACGAATTTGGAATGATTGCTAACAGACCGAATGAGCCATGGCTTTTTGCAACCTTAGACGGTCACATTATCGGAGGTAATAAGAACGGCGTACTTGAAATTAAAACAACTACCATTCAGCAATCAAGCCAATGGGAACATTGGAACGGACAAGTACCTGATTATTACTACACGCAAATTTTACATCAATTTCTTGCAACAGGATACGATTTCGCAATATTACGAGCTGATATTCGTTATTACAAAGGTACAGAGCTACGCCATACGGTAAGAGATTATTTCTTTGAGCGTGACGATGAGCAGATTAAGGCAGATATGGAATATCTGTTACATAAAGAAAAAGAGTTTTGGAATTGCGTTCAAACTCGAAAATCACCAAATTTAATATTACCTGAAATATGAAAGGAAATCATTATGGAATTTAATTTATCTACTGACATTAAGCAATCAATACCAAATGCGATTGTTTTCAATTTTGAGGAGTTAAAGGCTGAACTTTCCAAAAAAATCAAGCCTTATGAAACTCTTGCGGTAACCGAGGATGATTTAAAGTCTGCAAAGAGTGACAAGGCAACGCTTAATAAGCTCAAAAAGGCTTTAAATGACAAAAAGGTTGAGGTGAAAAAAGAGTACATCTCACCGCTTGAAAACTTTGAAAAACAAGTCAAAGAGCTTGTTGAAATTATCGACAAAGGCGTAAATAACATTGATACGCAGGTCAAGGACTTTGAAAAGAAAGAGGTTGATGAAAAGCTAAAAGAAATTGCAAACTTTTATGTTGAAGAATTTCCTGACTATTACGAGGTACTCAAACTTGAAAAAGTTATACCAAATAAATGGCAAAACAAGACCTGTAAGCTTGAAACAATCAAACAGGAAATAAGAGATAAGGTGTTTAAGTTTGAGAATGACATCAAGGTTATTAAGGCAATGAAACTTGAATGCGAGGAGCAAATGCTTGATGCCTATATTGAAACGCTTGATATGTCGGCAGCTCTTCAAAAGAAGCACGAATTTGAAGAAAGGCAAAATGCCCTCAAAAAAATGAATAAAAGTGAGCCGGCAAAGGAAGAAATAGCTTCGACGGCTGAAACGGTGCAGGAACAGTCACCACAGCCGCCAAAACAAGTAGTTAATCAGCAGGCAACTAAAACTATTGATGTTCGTTTTTATGACACAACCGAGGAATTTCGCAAGGCTATGAAAGCACTTACAACACAATATAACATCAGATACGGCAATGTACCGAAAGGAGAATAATAATGGCAAATTCACTTGTTAAGACTAAGAAAAAGTTTAGCGTAGCTATTCAAGAAGATAAATATAAGGCACTTATCAACAATACTCTCGGCAACCCTAAAAAGGCAGAAAGGTTTATTGCGGCAATCTCTTCGGCTGTTGCAATTAACCCTGCATTACAGGAATGTGATGCTAATTCAATTATCACAGCTGCTTTGCTTGGCGAAACACTTAACCTTTCACCAAGTCCTCAGCTCGGTCAATATTATCTTGTTCCTTACGACACTAAGAACGGTAAAATTGCGCAGTTTCAGCTCGGATATAAAGGCTATATTCAGCTTGCCATTCGTTCGGGCTATTATGAAAGGCTTAATGTAGTTGAAATCAAAGAGGGCGAACTCATGTCCTACAACCCTCTTGATGAAGAAATTAAAGTGTCACTTATAACTGACGAGGAAGAGAGGGAAAATACCCCTACAATCGGCTACTACGCAATGTTTCGCTATCATAACGGCTTTATCAAGTCAATGTATTGGAGCAGAAACAAAATGGAGGCTTTTGCTCTTAAATATTCTAAGGGTTATCGCAAAAAGTCAGGCTATACTTTTTGGGAAAAAGACTTTGATGCCATGGCGAGAAAGACTATGCTTCGTCAGCTTATAAGTAAGTGGGGCATTATGAGCATTGAAATGCAAAAGGCACTTGACAGCGATATGGCTGTTGTTAATGAGGACGGTACAGTTGATTATATCGACAGCGACTACGAAGAAGATAATTCTTCACCAAGCAATGTTGAAAATACAACAGTTGTTGAAAGCAATGCCGATATTGAGAACGACCCACTCGCATAGGTGACATTATGGATGAGGCAGTCGGATATGTCACTGATATTGTTGAAAATGAAAGCTTTAGCTTGATTGTTCCGTTTGAAAAGACCTACTTACTCGACAAAAGACAAATAACCGAATGTTCTGTCCGTATTGATGACGGACGGAGCATATCGGCAGTGCAGCGTAAACATATTTATGCAACCTTTAACGATATAGCAAAGCACACAGGATATACACCTGATGAAACAAAGCAGGTTATGAAATATTCATATATTGCTTTAACCGGACAAAAAGAATTTTCACTCTCTGATTGCTCAATGACGGTTGCGAGAGATTTTCTTGAATATCTTATCGAATTTTGCATTGAAGAGGGAATACCGACTAAAGACAACTTAATTGAGCGAAGTCCTGATATATCAAGGTATATTTACTGCTGCCTTGCAAATAAGACTTGCTGTATTACAGGCGAAAAAGCAAAGGTGCAACTTCACCATGTGGATGCAGTAGGTATGGGCAGAAACAGAAAAGATATTATTCATCTCGGTATGCGTGTAATGCCGTTAAGGTGGGACTTACACGCCGAGGCCCATAGGATAGGGCAAAAGTCTTTTGATGAAAAATATAAAGTGTTTGGCATCAAGCTTGATGAATATTTATGTAAGATTTGGAAGGTGAAATACAAATGATTAACTCCGTTGTCCTTATGGGCAGATTAACATACGAACCTGAATTGAAATCAAGTCAAAACGGTATTTCGGTTATCCGTTTCCAAATGGCTGTTGACAGAAATTATCAGCCACAAGGACAAGACAGACAGGCAGATTTTATTGACGTAGTTGCTTGGCGACAGACTGCTGAATTTGTCAGCAAATATTTTCATAAAGGCTCAATGATTGCTGTCGAGGGCTCTATACAAACAAATAATTTTACAGACCGTGACGGTAATAAGAGAAAATCCGTAGAGGTTGTTGCTAATCAGGTTTCTTTTTGTGGCCCAAAGGCAGAAACTCAGGGTGCAAATCCTGCTTTTTCACAGCCGGCACCGAGCTACTCAACAGCTGATAATTCAGATTTTGAAGAAATCGTTGATGATGACGACGATTTACCGTTTTGAGAGGTGAAACTATGAGCAGAATAGCAAAGCAAAAAAACAGAATTATTGGTTATATTGAAGAATACGGAAGCATAACGGTCAAAGAGGCTCAGGAACACCTCGGAATAGGCGACCCACGCAAGCGTATAAGCGAATTGAGAGAAAAAGGCTATCCTATATCGGATGAATGGGAAAACGGCATAAATCGCTTTGGAGAGCATTGTAGGTATAAGCGTTATTACATGAAAGAAAGTTGATGTTATGGAGGGTTGGATTAAATTATATCGTAAGTTGGCTGATTGGGAATGGTATGACAATCCTGTTGTTTTTAAAGTTTTTATCGACCTGTTATTAAATGCAAATCATCAAGATAACTGTTGGCACGGACAGGTTATAAAAAGAGGCTCTCTCGTTACTTCTGTTGCATCAATAGCAAGCAGAAACGGACTGTCTACACAGCAAGTAAGAACGGCTTTAAAACATTTAGAAAAAACAGGCGAAATTAACAAACAATCAACTAACAAAAATACATTGATAATAGTGCTTAATTACACGGTTTATCAAGACTTTACAAGCGTTAGTGATATTCAATCTAACAATCAACTAACAAACAGTCAACAAACAAATAACAAACAAATAACAACAAACAAGAATGTAATAATGAAAGAATGTAATAATGATATATTTACTAACTTACTTACTTGCGAAAAATCGAGCTTTGATTGGTCGCAATATGACGAAGAAGAAATGACCGAATATTATCCCGGTACAGTATTAACCATTGCTGAATACGATAAGCTATACTCGCTTATCAGTCCTTGTGCACTTAATGAGTATTGCAAGAAGATAGAACGATACTCCGAATGCAAAGAACCGTTTAAAACTATTTTGCAATGGGCGATTAAGGACGGCAATGTCAAAGACCCGGAAATTTTTAATTGAAAGGAAAAAGTAAATGAACAGTATTCAATTTTTTATTGACGGTGAGCCTAAAGGAAAGGCTCGACCGAGAGTTACAAAAACTCATACATATACACCTCAGTCGACAGCTGAATACGAAAAGCTTGTTGCTTTAAGTTATCAGAATGAAGCCAAAGGCAAAACATTCGGAGATAAGCCGATTTATCTTGATATAAATGCCTTTTTCAGTATTCCAAAAAGGACAAGCAGAAAAAATCGTGAACTGATGTTGAAAAACAAAATCTATGCGACAAAAAAGCCTGATGCTGACAACATTATAAAAATTATCGCCGATGCTTTAAATGGCGTTGCTTATAACGATGATAAGCAAATAGTTATGTGCAGCTGTGGAAAATACTACACAGATGGCGAGCCGTTTGTATGCGTTTACATTCAGGAAATTTAAAGAAAGGTAAAAGCGATGTGGTGTCGGCTCTTTTATGAATGTGGTTTTTATATGTAGTAGAGGAATACCTCGAGCAACTATTTTTCCGTTAATACTGATATCTTAAAATTCCAAATTATTTTTTATACGCAAAAAAGTCAATGTGTGTAGTAGGCGTTGACTTTCCACCTCTACATATCAGACCGACACACATCGGGCAATTATTATGAATTATCAAGAATTTATTGCATCTAAGCAGTTAAAGGCTGTAAATGCAGGATTTGATATAAATATTGATGAACTTAACAGCAATATGTTTGAGTGGCAAAAAATGCTTGTTAAGTGGGGGTTAAAGAAAGGTAAATGTGCTTCCTTTGAGGATTGCGGACTTGGTAAGACTATTCAACAGCTTGTATGGGCTGACGAAACAAGAAAGTACAGTAATAAACCCTCACTTATTCTTGCACCGCTTGCGGTTGCTGAACAAACAAAACTGCAAGGTGAGAAATTCGGAGTTGAAGTAAATATATGCGAATTTCAAGCCGATATAAAAAATACCGCAGTCAATATTACGAATTATGAAAAATTACATAATTTTGATTGCAAATCATTCGGCAGCGTTGCGCTTGACGAAAGCTCAATATTAAAGAATAGCATCGGAAAAGTGAGAACACAGTTAATTGACGAGTTTAAATATACACCGTTTCGCTCCTGTTGGTCTGCAACGCCTGCACCTAATGACTATATGGAACTTGGCAATCACAGCGAGTTTTTAGGCATTATGGGATATTTTGAAATGCTTGCAACATTCTTTGTTCACGATGGCGGCGATACTTCAAAATGGCGACTTAAAGGTCATGCTGTCGAGAAGTTTTGGGATTGGATAGCATCGTGGGCGGCAGTAGTGCCAAATCCTAATGTATTAGGTTTTTATGACGAAAGGTATTCTTTGCCTCAGCTTATTGTGCATCAGGTAACCGTTGATGCCGAAATTGAAGATGACGGCGGACAAATGCTCTTATTTCCGTCAACCACGCAGACATTACAGCAGAGAAGTCAAGCAAGAAAAGACAGCCTAAATGAAAGAGTTAAGGCGGCTTGCGAGCTTGCTAATTCAACCGATGAACAGGTACTTGTATGGTGTGATTATAACGCCGAAAGCGAGTTATTAAAGAAAAATATCAACGGAGCTGTTGAGGTTAAAGGCTCTGACAGCGATAAGCATAAGGTTGATGCAATGCTCGGTTTTGCAAACGGTGATATTCGTGTTCTTGTTTCTAAGCCGTCTATATGCGGTTACGGTATGAATTGGCAAAACTGCAATAAGGAAATATTCGTAGGCTTATCAGATAGTTTTGAAAAGTATTATCAGGCAATTCGTAGGTGTTGGCGCTTTGGTCAAACAAAGCCTGTTGATGCTTATTTGATAGCAAGTAAAGCCGAGGGCGCTGTTAAAGATAATATTGAGCGTAAACAAATGCAAGCTACTAAATTTATGAATGAACTGTCGAAGAGAACAAAAGACATTTTGATTGCCGAAATTAACAACACAACTAAAATAACAGAAAGCTATATAGCAACAGAAAGGATGAGTGTTCCGCAATGGATGATAAGTGCATAAAACAATATGTTGATGACAGAATGGCGCTTTATAACGGTGACAGCGCCGTAGTTTTAAAAGGTGTTCCGAGCAATTCCGTACATTTTATGATATATTCGCCGCCGTTTGCAAGCCTTTACACTTACAGCAACAGCGAAAGAGATTTAGGCAACTGCAAAGACTTAGAAGAGTTTTACACTCAGTTTAAGTTTATTGTTGACGAATTATACAGAATACTTATGCCGGGAAGAATTATGGCTGTACATTGTATGCAACTTCCGACAACAAAAGGCAGGGACGGTTTTATCGGACTTCAAGATTTTAGGGGTGATTTAATTAGACTATTTCAAAAAGCAGGTTTTTATTATCATTCCGAGGTTAATATTTGGAAAGACCCTGTTGTGCAAATGCAAAGAACAAAGGCACTTGGGTTGTTACATAAGCAAATCAAAAAGGACAGTGCGATGAGCAGGCAAGGTTTATCTGAATATTTGGTTGTGATGCGTAAGCCCGGTGATAACCCTGAGCCTATTTCACATACAAATGATACATTTCCTGTGAGTGAATGGCAGAAATACGCAAGTCCTGTTTGGATGGATATAAACCCATCAGACACACTTCAATCAAAATCATGCCGTGATGATAAAGATGAAAAACATATATGCCCCCTGCAATTATCAGTAATTCGCAGAGCTATTGACCTTTGGAGCAATCCTAATGAAACAGTATTAACACCGTTTCTTGGCATAGGCTCGGAGGCTTATGTGGCTCTTGAAAAAGGCAGAAGAGCAATAGGTGTTGAACTGAAAACTACTTGGTTTGAACAAGCTGTAAGAAATTGCAAAGGTGCTGTTACTGAATCAACGCAGATTTCTTTTGAGGGTTAAGAATATGAGAATTGTAGTTATTATTCTTGCTGTATTTATAATCGTATTAGGGTGTATGTGTTGGAAATTACTCCAAGATAACGCATCGCTTACAATTATGAACTTGATACACCAAGAAACGGAAAAGGAACTAAAAGAAAGGTTGAAAGATAATGAGACAACTAAACTTCCTTGACGAATTGATTATTGACAACTTTGCAGGCGGCGGTGGTGCTTCCTGCGGAATTGAACTCGCAACAGGGCGACCTGTTGACATAGCTATTAACCACGACCCGGACGCCATTGCAATGCACAAAGCAAATCACCCATACACTCGTCATTATCAGGAAAGTGTATGGGATATAGACCCAAAGGAAATCTGTCAAGGTCATAAAGTCGGACTTGCTTGGTTTTCACCTGACTGCAAGCATTTCAGCAAGGCGAAAGGCGGTAAGCCTGTAGATAAGAATATAAGAGGACTTGCGTGGATAGTCTTAAAGTGGGCAGGAACGGTAAGACCGAGGGTGATTATTCTTGAAAATGTTGAGGAGTTTCAAACTTGGGGTCCTGTTCGCAAGGGCAAGCCTGTTAAGTCTAAGCAGGGACAAACCTTTGAGCGTTGGAAAAGTCAGCTTGCGGCGCTCGGATATGAAATTGAGCATAGGGAGTTGAGAGCCTGCGACTACGGTGCGCCGACTATAAGAAAGCGTTTCTTCCTTGTTGCAAGATGTGACGGTGAGCCTATAGTTTTTCCTCAGCCTACACACGGCGACCCAGACAGCAAAGAAGTTAAGAGTGGAAAGCTAAAGCCGTGGAAAACCGCTGCCGATTGTATTGATTTTTCTCTGCCTGCTCAAAGCATTTTTGAGCGCAAAAAGCCGCTTGTAACGAATACTTTAAGGCGAATTGCAAGAGGTCTTGACAAATTTGTTATTAAGGAAGAAAAGCCATTTATCATTCCTATCGGCTACGGCGAGCGAAAAGGTCAAAAGCCACGATTACAGGATATAGACAAGCCGCTTACAACGATAGTAAGCAGCTGCAAGCAATATCTTGTATCGCCTTATCTTGAACAAATTAATCATAGTGGAAAAGAAACAAGGGGGCAAAAACTCAATAAGCAAGTTCCGACAATCACATCAAAACACGGCTTTGCTTATATTTCTCCTGCACTTATTCAATATCACAGTGAAACGGCTAAATCAGAAGTAAGAGGTCAACAACTCAATCAACCTATTTATACAATCGACGGCTCACCGAGATATGCTCTTTTTACACCGTATCTTTCTAAATACTTTGGTGGTGTTGTCGGCAGCAAAATTGATAAACCATTACCAACCGTTACGGCAATAGACCATAATTCGCTGACTATGCCATATTTAACTCAGTATTACGGCGGTGCAGACCACGCTAATAGCGTTTTAAATCCTCTGCAAACAGTAACTGTTAAGCCTCGGCATTTCTTATGCGAAAGCTATATTACTATACTCCGCAAAAATATGGATTGCAAGGCAATTAATGAGCCGCTTCCCACTATAACAGCTCACGCAAATCACTTTGCAAAGACGGATGTTTATTTGAGAGAATACGATAGTAAAAACCTCGGACATTGGAACGAGATAAGAGAACTGCTCAACACCTACACGGATTGGAATATATCAGCTAATCAGGTGCTTATTTTCTGCATTAACGGATTTGAGTATTTTATATCTGATATCGGACTGAGAATGCTGCAACCAAAAGAATTATACAAAGCGCAGGGTTTCCCGGACGATTATATTATTGATAAGGATTGCAACGGCAGGGAATACAACAAAACCAAGCAAGTAGCAAGGTGCGGTAACGCAGTACCGCCGCCGTTTTCTAAAGCGCTTGTTATGGCAAATTGTAAATGGCTGTGTGATAAATCTTGCAACAATATGAAAGAATTTAACGCAGTAGCAGCAGGGTGAGGTGATGATATGACTGAATTTGAGTTCGAAACACACAGAGTAGATATGCTTTATAAAAGTCCAATACAGATTGTTCAAGAACAAATGTCGTCTATTGAAAGCCAATTAGCAAATGAAACGCTTAAAGTGATTCATAAGTATGGAATTTATGTTGATAACGACGAGTTAATCAAAGCATTAAAATACGACAGACAACAGTATGATAAGCGATTTGATGACGGTGTGCATAAATGCAAACAACAGTTACTTGAAATATTAAGAGAAAATGATTGCTATATTTCTACTGCTGTTATCAACAAATTACTAACGATAGGGAGTTGAAGAAAAATGACTAAAGAATTAGCAAGATATTTTGTGAAATTGATTGCTAAAGATTTGCAATTTTCATTTAATGGAATGGGTATTCCAAGTTATAGTTGTGAATGGTTAGAAAATCAGTTAATGCAAGGAAATTTTGAAGATGTTAAAGAGTTTATACAAAAAAGATATAATGAACACGAAAACTCTGCTAAGGACACAAATGTCCGTGGCAAAAAAACGCAAGCGTAAGTTTAGGGCTATGGCTAATCAAGAATATTGTAATAAACGTAATAATTGTACCGATTGTGTTTTTAACAAATATTATTCTTGGTGTGACGGAAATGGTAGAGGTGGTGAACCTTGTGAGCTACCGAACGGCAAATACATATTGATTGAGGTGAAAGAATGAGCAACAAAACAATGTATGAAAAAGAAAAAGAAATTACTGACAAAATAGATGTAAAAGAAGCAATAAAAATGTTTCAAAATCTTATATTTGTAGAAAATCACAAAATTGCAGAAAACCATTGTAGAAAACTTGCAATAGAAGCTCTTGAAAAGCAGATAGCAAAAAAGCCAACAGCTCACAAAGTCGATGTTCCCAAAATCAAAGTAGGCAATGGCTTTTTTGGAAAAGACACAACAGTTTATCGTTGCCCTTGTTGTAATGAACTTATAAGTAGGATATGCAATTGCTGTTATAAATGCGGACAGGCTTTAGATTGGAGTGATAACAATGCATGAGTTCAAAAAGCTAACAGCTAAAAATGTAGGCGGTGAAAATTATTATTCAATTCATTACTTTGATGAAACTGACGGCAAAATTCATATAGGATTTTCTTCAAGTAGTCTTGATGTTATTAGTGATTTTTTAAAAGAGTTTTTCATTAAAAACAATGACGACACAGAACGACACGCTCATTGGATATATGATGAATATGGCGAAACCTGTAGTTGTTCAAATTGTGACGAAGTTTTTAGTGTGAATCCTCACGAAAAAAACAGAAGTAATTATTGTTGCTTCTGTGGTGCAAAAATGGATGAGGTGGTAAGCGATGACACTTAAAGAACTTGAAGAGTATTCGGTTATAGCAAATCAAATACAATCGTTTCGCAATGAGTATATACCCTCATTCATTAAAGGTGTTAATACAACAAAAGGGAATGTCCAAAGTTTCGATATTGCCGACAGCACAGCCGATACTGCGTTTGAAATGCTCGAAATCAATCAGTTTATTAAAGACGAGTATAAACGGCTTTGCGAAAAGCTGAAAGCTCTAAACGATTACATAAACAGTATTGATAACGAGGTGATAAAGGCGATTGTTATTCAACATTGTTGCTTTGGAAAAAGCTTTGATGAAACTGCTAAAATTCTTAATTATTCAAAATCTACTATTTATGAAAGACTGAAAAAATATTTTGGAAAATAGCAAAAACCGAACAAAAAGTGTAGAATCGAACGATAGCTTTGTGATATTATATACTTATAAAATTATATAAATCCCCTTGAAGCAGTGAGTTGAAATATACTCACTGCTTATTTTTATGCGAGTGATTAAATGGGAAAGGATGAAAATGTAAGAACGCTTTGCTATAAGTGTAAGCAAAATTATGAAAGTGCAGGCTATAAGCTGAAAAGCATTAAGACAAAATGTAAAACAAGTTGTGATTATTGCGGACGGCTTGGCTTTGACTATAGAATAAGCGAAAGGAGTAAGCTTTATGGCAAAAGGTAAATATGAATATTGGCTGACCGATGAGGGCTTGCTCCAAATCGGTGGATGGGCAAGAAACGGTTTGACCGATGAACAAATCGCTCATAATATGGGAATATGTAGAGATACTTTGATACAATGGAAAAAGAAATTCCCCGACATTTCCTACTCCTTAAAAGTTAATAAGGAGGTCGCCGACATTCAAGTTGAAAATGCTTTGTTTAAAAAGGCATTAGGTTTTAGGGTAGTTGATATTATATATGAGCGAGTGAAAAATGCTGATACAGGCGAGTATGAACTTAAGCCGATAAAGAAAACCGAACGATATGTACCACCTGATACAACCGCCCAAATCTTTTGGCTTAAAAACCGTAAGCCTGATGTTTGGAGTGACAGAAAGGATGTTACTTTAAACGGAAAAGTTAATACCGTTGCAGAAATGACGGATGAAGAACTTGAAAAAAAGATTGCAAGCATTGAGAAAGAACTCGGCATTACAAATGAATAATACAGAAAAGTTAAATTCACTTGAAGAACTTTTAAAGCTCAAAAATGAGCTTAAAATACGAAATGCAAGAAAATCATTCTTTGCATATTGCAATCAAAAAGCAAGTGACTTTTATAAGCCTAATCGGTTATTCCTTGTTGACTTCTGCAATCAACTTCAAGATTTTTATAATTCCGATGATGAGGTGTTTATAGTTAATATGCCGCCTCGTCACGGCAAGTCAAGAACGATTGGTTGTTTTGTTGAGTGGGTGCTCGGTCAAAATCAAAGCGAAAAAATAATGACAGGCTCATATAACGAAACGCTTTCAACAAACTTTTCTAAAAACGTAAGAGATACGATAGCTGAGGAAAAAGGCGATGACACAAAAATCGTATATTCCGATATATTTCCTAATGTGAAAATCAAAAAAGGCGACGGTGCTATGAATATGTGGTCGCTTGAAAACGGATATAACAACTATCTTGCGACTTCGCCGACAGGTACAGCGACAGGCTTCGGCGCATCAATTATGATTATAGATGACTTAATTAAATCATCTATGGAAGCATATAACGCAGATGTGCTTGAAAAACATTGGCAATGGTTTACTAATACAATGCTTTCGAGACTTGAAGAACACGGCAAAATCATTATTGTAATGACAAGGTGGCACAGTCTTGACCTTGCAGGCAGAGCTTTAGAACATTACCAAAATATCGGTGTTAAGGTAAGACATATATCATATAAGGCAAAACAGGATGACGGCACAATGCTTTGTCCTGAGGTGCTGTCGCTTAAATCATATGAAAACAAGATAAAAGCAATGGGTGCTGACATTGCATCAGCTAACTATCAGCAAGAGCCTATCGATATTAAAGGCAGATTATACAGTAATTTTAAAACTTACGATAAACTGCCACTTGACGGCACAGGCAAGCCATTGTTTACGGATATACGAAACTATACCGATACAGCTGATGAGGGTAGTGACTACCTATGCAGTATATGTTACGGTGTCTACAACAAAGAAGCATATATCCTTGATATTTTATATACTAAGGACGGTATGGAAATAACCGAGCCGGCGACGGCAAAAATACTCATTGATAATAAGGTCAGAAATGCCGATATTGAAAGTAATAACGGTGGCAGAGGTTTTGCTCGAAGTGTTAAGCGAATAATTGAAGAAAAATACCATAGTAATTATTGTAATATCCGACCTTTTCATCAGTCGCAAAATAAAAATGCGAGAATATTATCAAACAGCACTTGGGTAATGGAACATATTTACTTTCCGGCTAATTGGAAAGACAGATTTCCTGATTTTTACGATTCAATGGTAAGGTATCAACGAGAGGGTAAAAACGCTCACGATGATGCACAGGATGCTATAACAGGCGTTGCAGAAAAATGCAATGCAAAAAGTAATTTTAGTTTTGATTAAGAGCAAAGGCGCTAACCTTTGCTCTTTTTGTTTGGGGTGATAAAATATATGTTATTTAATTTCATAGCAAATGAAGATGCTTACGATAGACTGATTAGAGAGAATGCAACAGAACAGTTAACTGATGAGCAGTTTATTGAAAGAGAAATACGCAGATTTAAAATATCAATTAAGCGCCACGAAATGTATTGTGGCGAAAATTACTACAAAGGCAAGCAAGATATTTTGCGTAGGAAAAGAACGGCGATAGGTGAGGGCGGTAAGCTTGAAAGTGTGGATAATCTGCCTAATAATCGAATAGTTGATAATCAGTATCAAAAAATGGTAGACCAAAAGAATAATTTTCTCTTAGGCAATCCTATTACTGTTCAAGGCGATAATGAAGAATATATCAAGCTTCTGCAACAGCAATATTTTAACGCAAAGTTTTGCAGAACGCTTATAAACTGCGGTAAGGATTTAATTAACTGCGGTATTGGGTGGCTTTTTCCTTGCCATAATCAATTTGGCGAGCTTTATTTTAAGCGAATTAAGCCGTATGAACTTATACCCGGTTGGAAAGATGCAGAGCATACCGAGCTTGACTATATGATACATATTTATCCTGTAGTGGTTTATGAGAAAAATTCAAGCGAGGATAAGGTTATTGAAAGGGTCGAGGTGTGCGATGAGGGTGGCATTACGTATTTTGAATTAACGGACGGCGGCAGTCTTATACCTGTTGCGCCTTTCCATTCAAATTATTTCGCTATGACTGACTGTGACGGCGTAACAACCGAATATAATTGGCTGAAAATACCTTTTATTCCGTTTAAATTCAACGCTGAGGAAACACCACTGATAAGAAGAACAAAATCATTGCAGGATGCGATTAATACTATCGAATCTAATTTTCAAAATGCAATGGAAGAAGATGTTCGAAATACTATTCTTGTTCTTGTTAATTATGACGGAACAGACCTCGGCGAATTTAGGCGCAACCTTGCAACCTACGGCGCTGTTAAGGTTAATACTGCTGATGGTGGCGGCGGTGATGTTCGTACACTTCAAATTGAAGTGAAAGCCGAAAACTATAAAGCAATCTTGGATATACTCAAAAAAGCCTTGATTGAGAATGCTATGGGCTATGATGCTAAGGATGATAGGCTCGGCGGTAATGCTAACGAACTTAACATTCAGTCAATGTATTCGGATATTGACCTTGATGCTAACGGTACTGAAATTCAGCTACAAGCTGCTTTAGAGGAAATGCTTTGGTTTATAAATGCACATTTATATAATACTAATGTAGGCGATTTCAGCAATGAAACCGTCGATTTTATTTTCAACAGAAATGTGATGATTAACGAAAGTATTATTATTGAGAATTGTCAGAAGTCACAGGGCGTTATTTCGGACGAAACAATTATTGCTAAGCATCCGTGGGTGGATGACCCTCAAAAAGAGCTTGAACGCATTGAAGAGGAAAAGCAAAAGAACATTGAGCAGTATAGCAATGCCTTTAATAACAATCAAGATGACAACACAAATGATAATAGCGACGGTGATGAATAATGCCGAAAAAAAACCGAGAGTATTGGCAAGAAAGATATGAGCAACTTGAAAAGTCGGCGCATTTGTATTCGTTAAGTACATACGCTCAAATTGAGCCTGCATTCACACAGGCACAAATGGAAATACAAAAGGATATTGATGCTTGGTACGGTAGAATTGCCGTTAATAACAATGTAACATTGCAAGAGGCTAAGAAGCTTTTAACGGCTGATGAATTGGCAGAGTTCAAGTGGGATGTAAACGAATACATTAAATACGGCAAAGAAAACGCTATAAATCATCAATGGGTTAAACAGCTTGAAAATGCTTCGTCTAAGTATCATATCAACAAGCTTGAAGCCTTAAAAATACGAACACAGCAAGCTGTTGAAAAGGCATTTGGCAATGAACTTGATGCCGTAGACAGTATGGCAAGAAAAGTTTATTCAAATTCGTATTATCATTCGATATTTGAAATGCAAAAAGGCTTTAATATGGGCAGAGAGATAGCCACTATTGACGAAAAGGCACTTGAAAAGATTATAACTAAGCCTTGGGCAGCTGACGGTAAAAACTTTTCAGACAGAATATGGCAGTCAAAGGCTCAGCTTGTCAATGAGTTACATAATCAGCTTACAAGGACTGTCCTACTCGGCAATAAGCCCGATTCAGCAATTAAGGCAATATCCGATAAGTTTAATGTATCAAAAAGTCAGGCAGCTAATCTTGTGATGACTGAGCAGACATATTTTCATTCTTTGGCGACTTATGATTCGTTTAAAAGTATGGGTATTAAGGAATATGAATTTCTTGCAACGCTTGATAAGAGAACTACGCAGATGTGTCGCTCAATGGACGGTAAGCATTTCCCTATGAGTGAATATATGCCGGGTGCAACAGCGCCACCACTTCATCCAAGGTGCAGGAGTGTAACCTTGCCGTACTTTGATGACGAATACTCCGACCTTTTCAATAACGGCTCAATGAGAGCCGCAAGGAACGGGGACGACAAAACTTACTATGTTCCTGCTGATATGAACTACAGAGAGTGGGAAAAGCAGTTTGTAGTTCAAAAGTCTAAAGGACTATTGAAAAGAAATAAGAAAAATGATAAAATAACTATATTCAAAGCAATATCAGACCTTATTCATCCTATAACTGACGAATCTATAAATAATGTTAGTGACATTAAAATTCCTGATTTATCTGATGTAACAAACCAAATAATTTATGAACAAAGAAAAGAATTACTCAAAGAGGTACAAAAACAGCCTGTTGGTATTGAGGGTTCGGTAATAATCGATTTGGAAAATTCATCAGTAAATAAAATTCGTTTGGGTGGAGATGGTAAGACCTATATAGATGATATAGATAGTTTTTATTATGCTATACATAATCATCCCGATAATGGTTGTCTAAGTCCGGGTGATTTGGTTGGATTTTGTAAACGACATTATATGTACGGCTTAGAATCTATTGGAAATAGTGGGCAAAATAATAGCATTATTATTAAGACACCTTATTGTAAAGTAGATGAATATAGAGATTATATAAATATAAAAATCGAAGAATTTTTCTCAAATAATCCTAATTTGGATGTTGAGAAAGATTATAACTTGATTAATGATTTTTCAAATGAATTATTAAATGAAGGTGAAAAATATGGATTTGAAATCGTCAGAGGGTGAATATGTATTTGATGACAAGTTTAACCCCCAAAAAATAATAAGCGAAACTGAGAAAAAAATAACGCCACAAGAGGCTGAAAAACAAAGAAAAAGCATATCGGAATTCTTAGAGAATATGAATAAATGAAGTAATTAAAGCACTTTACATTTTTGTAAGGTGCTATTTTTATGCCCAAAATCAGTAATCGGAAGCTGACACTTAATTGTGTCGGCTTCTTTTTATATTGACCTGTCGGAAGTCGAGAAAAGCCGAAAATTCAAAATTCTGATGGTGAAAGAAACACCGAGAACAAACTGAAAGGAAGATTGATTATGAAAAGACAGTTTTTGGAAGAAATGGGACTTACCAAAGAGCAAGTTGATAAGATACTTGACGAAAACAGTCAAGATATCGGCAAGGCAAAAGGTGAAGTCACCAAAATTCAAGCAGACCTCGACACAGCAAAAAAGGAAGTTGAAAATCTAACTTCACAGCTTGGTGACCGAGATAATCAGCTTAAAGACCTTAAAAATTCAACAGATGATGTTGAGGGGCTTAAAACAAAGATTGCACAGCTTGAAGATGAAAACAAGAATGCGGCAGAGGCTCATAAAACCGAGATTAAGCAGTTGAAAATCAACTCGGCGGTAGAGGCAGCTCTTGTTTCGGCTAAAGCAAAGAACGCTAAGGCTGTTATGCCGTTTCTTAATCTTGATGATGCAGAGTTATCGGATGACGGCACGGTCAAAGGTCTTAAAGAACAAATCTCAAAGCTTATTAAGAGCGATGACACAAAATTCTTGTTTGCAGATTCAAAAACACAAATCAAAGGTGCTCAAATCGGCGAATCAGGCGACGATGACGGTGAGCATAAGGTAGACACCTCCAAAATGACATATACGGAAATGTGTGCTTACCTTGAACAACATCCTGATGCAAAAATTTAATTGTGAAAGGAATTATTAAAAATGGCAAAATTTGATTCAAAATCATTTAATCCACAGGCATTTGGTAAGTATGTAGAACGAGTGCCAAACCCAAAGAAAAAGGAGCTTGCTAAGTCAGGCGCTATCGGCTCAAACGAACAGGCAAGAGAGGCTTTGTCAAGTCAGACAGGCTCGCTTTATTGCAGAGTACCATATTACGGTACTATTTCAGGCAAAACCTCACAGAATAACACAGGCGCAACCGATATTGTATCAAGCAATACAACTACTTTTGAGCAGGGCTTTATCGTTGCTTCAAGAATGGACGGATGGACAGAAAGAAGCTTCAGTAAGAACATTACAGCCGGTGTTGACTTTATGAATAACGTTGCTGAGCAGATTGCTGATTATAAGCTTGATGTTAAGCAGGATATCATTCTTGCAATCTTGAAAGGTATTTACAGTATGAGTACATCAGGCTCAACAGTTGCAGCAAAGGCTGCTAAAACCTTTATCGACAAACATACATATGATATTACTGCTAATGAGGGTGAGGATGCCTATGTAGGTGCTAAAACTCTTAATTCGGCTATGCAGAAAGCTTGTGGCGACAATAAGGATATTTTCAAGCTTGTAATTATGGACAGTACCATTGCTACAAATCTTGAAAACTTGCAACTTCTTAAATATTTTACTTATACAGATAAGGACGGTCTTACAAGAGAACTTGCCCTCGGCAGTTGGAACGGCAGAGCGGTACTCGTTGATGATGGTATGCCTACCGAGGATATTCCTGCTGTTAAGGCTGATGAAAGCAAAGGTATTAAGGCTGTTGAAGCTTATACTAAGCATACCTCTTATGTTCTTGGCTTAGGCTCAATCATTTGTGATGATATCGGCGATTCAGTTCCTTATGAAATGAGCCGTGACCCTAAAACAAACGGCGGTCAGGATACACTCTATACCCGTGACCGTTATATTTGCGGTGTTGACGGTATTTCATTTGAAAAGCCTGCATCTCTTACAGCTTCGGCATCTAACGATGACCTTTCTAACGGTGCAAATTGGTGCATTATTAACGACGGCACTGAGGCTATTGCTGATAAGGCAATCGCTATTACAAGAATTATCTCAAAGGGATAAGAGGGGATTGTTAAATGACAACCGAGGTATCCGATACAATTCGTTCATTTATTAAGGCTATATCAGCCGTTCTTAACGATTCAGCCTTTGACGATGAGTTTATATTGCTTATCTTAAAAAGGCTTGAAACGTTGGGATATAAGCTTACTGCAAGCGATAATAATGTGTGGCTTATTGCTTTTTCAATTAATGAGGTAGTAAGCCACATTAAAAATTTCTGCAATATCTCAGCAATACCTAAAGAACTCAATCATATTGTCATTGAAAGAGTGGCAGGTAAGGTTTTGTATAACCAAAAGTCAACAGGACAGTCGGACGATTTGCCTATTGATTTGGAAACAGCGGTAAAATCCGTTCAAACAGGAGATACAAACGTTACCTTTGCCATAGGTGAGGGTTCTATGACTGATGAACAGCGCTTTGATGCGATTGTTTCTTCTTTACTTAATACAGGTGAGGGTGAATTGATATGCTTTCGCAAAATCAAATGGTAAGAAAAGCTATTGAAAGTACATATATTGGCAAATGCACGGTGATTGAGCATAAAAAGACTGTTAATGCTAATCATACAACTTCATTTAATGATGAAATTGTATATAAAGATGTGCCTTGTCGATTGTCTTTTAAAACGGCAAATCCTACGGCTCAAAGTGATTCGGTTAATTCTGTTGCGCAGATAATTAAGCTGTTTTTGCCGCCTGATTATTCTATTTCTCCCGGCTCAAAGATTGCTGTTACTCAAAACGGTGTTACTGCTGAATACAAAAATGCAGGACAACCGTTTATTTACGATTCGCACCAAGAAATTGAACTTGAATTATTTAAGGAGTGGGCATAATGAGTTGTGATACAAAAGGCTTTGAAGAACTTATGAGAAATCTTGAAAACGAGCAAAATCGTATTGATGATTTTTGTAAAGATTGTTCAAAAAGAATCGTATCGGAAATATTCAAAAAAGCAGCTGAACGAAGCCCTGTTGATACAGGTACTTTGAGAAGAGGGTTTGCTATAACCGATAACCTTGAAATGTCAAAAATCGGCGATACATTTAAGACAAGTGTTACTAATAATACTTCGTATGCCGATTATGTTGAGTTCGGACACAGAATAAAGAACAGCGACAAGTTTGTTGACGGCTTTAAAATGTTGAGTACAGCAGAGGACGAGGTAAGAAATGTTATACCGACCTACCTTGAAAGAAGAATGAAAAAAGAGTTTGGAGATTTGTTTACTAATGGCTGATTTATTAATTAATGGCGTATGTAATGCTTTATATAACGAGTTCGGCGATGATTACGAATACTATATTGATGAAATTAAGCAGGGTTTAAATAAATCCTGCTTTTTCATTAGTTATGTTCGTAACGCTCAAAACAGATTTATAAATAATCGTTTGCGTTCTGAAAATCGTATATCAATTCAGTTTATACCGATTGATGATGTGAGCGCCGAAAAGCGTAGCGAGATATCCAACAGGCTTTATACCTGTTTGGATTGTATTGATGACGGAGAGGATAAGTTTTTCGGTAAGGATATGCAATGCGAGCCACTTAGCGACAATATGCTCAATTTTCAGGTAAGCTATAACTTCTTTAAAAAGGTAGTCGGTGATAATATAGACAAAATGAATGAGTTGAAATTAAATCAAAGGTGATTAAATGAAAAAAACAGAAACAAAATACACAAAAGAGCAGCTGATTAACTCGGATGCTTTTTCAAGTAATCGAGATTTGTTGACTGCTCTTCTTATTGACGGCGAAATATATACCGTTAAAGAAACTCACGAATTAATCAAAAAGTATTTGAAAGGAAAGGTGAAATAATATGGCTTTTGGCGGCGGTGCTTTTACAGCACAAAACAAGACTTTGCCGGGTGCATATATTAACTTTGTATCAGCGGCTAATGCATCATCTGCTTTATCAGACAGAGGAATTGCAACAATTGCATTACCTCTTAATTGGGGTGCGGATGATAAGGTGTTTACGGTGACAGCTTCGGATTTTAAAAAGAACAGCAATACGATTTTCGGCTATTCTTTTGATGCCGACGAGCTTAAGCCTGTGCGTGAAATTTTTAAGAACGCTATAACACTTCATTGCTTCCGCTTAAATGGTGGTGGCAAGCAAGCTGAATGTACCTTTGCAAAAGCAAAATACACAGGCACAAGAGGAAACGATATTGCTATTGTGATTGAGAAGAATGTTGACGAGCAAAGCAAATTTGATGTTAAAACAGTTTTTGATAATAAGACTGTTGATACTCAAACCGTAGCTAAGGCGAGTGAACTTGTTGATAATGATTTTGTTACATTCATTTCATCAGCTAATCTTATCGTGACAGCTAAAACTGCCCTTACAGGTGGTACTAACGGTACAGCAGACGGTGAAGCACACCAAAAATACCTTGATAAAATTGAGAGGTATTCATTTAACGCAATGGGTGTTGCAACTGAGGACGACAGCACAAAAGAGCTTTACATAAGCTTTTGTAAGCGACTTCGTGATGAGGTAGGCAAGAAATTTCAGCTTGTTGTTTATAACAAGAAAGCTGATTATGAGGGTGTTGTCAACCTTAAAAATGATGTTACAGACGGTGCTACAAAGGCAGACCTTGTTTATTGGGTAACAGGCCTTATTGCAGGTGTTGCAGTCAATAAATCTTGCACTAATACTAAATATGACGGCGAATATACCGTTAATGTTGATTATACGCAGGCACAGCTTGAACAGGCTATCAAAGACGGCGAGTTCACGCTTCAGCAGAGCGATGATAATATTTGTGTATTATCCGATATCAACTCTCTTGTTACTGTTACAGTTGCAAAGGGCGATGACTTTAAATCTAATCAGACGATTCGAGTTCTCGACCAAATTGCAAATGATATTGCTGTTATGTTCAACACAAGATATCTTGGTATTATTCCTAATGACCGAGGCGGCAGAAATTCGCTTTGGAAAGATATTGTTAAGCATCACAAGGAATTAGAGCAAATCAGGGCGATTGAGGACTTTAACAGCGATACAGTTATCGTTGAGCAGGGTGACACAAAGAAATCTGTTGTAGTGACAGAAGCGGTTACACCTGTAAACGCTATGGAACAGCTCTATATGACTGTTACAATACAGTAAAAAGGGAGGTATAAGATACAATGACTAAAAGTATTATGAATGCAAAAGATACCGTATCTGCGAAACTTGCAGAGTGTTATGTTACTGTCGACGGAAACAGATACAATTTTATGCAGGCGATTAAGCTTGAGGCTAAGGTTGAAAAGACCAAAACCGAAGTACCTATATTGGGTAAAACAGGTAAGGGTAATAAGTCTACAGGTTGGAAAGGCTCAGGCTCTGCAACATTCCATTATAACACTTCAATTTTCCGTGAACTTCTCGAAAGATATAAGAGAACAGGCGAAGATGTTTATTTCGATATTGAGGTTACCAACGAGGACCCGACTTCAAGCGTAGGCTTACAGACCGTAAACCTTATCAATTGTAATATTGACGGCGGCATCCTTGCAAAATTTGATGCCGACGGTGAATACCTTGACGAGGATATGGACTTTACTTTTGAGGATTTTGAAATTCCTAACAAATTCAACAAGCTTGCTGGAATGTAAGCAAAATAATTATAGGGGGCTGATTATTCAGTCCCTTACTTTTTTTAAAAACGAAAGGATAAATAACTATGTCAAAATTCAGTAGATTTCTTAAAGAAAATAAAGCAGTAAGGGAAAATGTTAAGTATGTCCCTACGAAGTCATTTACCGATGAAAACGGCAATCCGATTGAATGGACTATTAAACCGCTTACCACTAAAGAAGCTGAGGCTATGAGAGATAAGTACACAAAGGATGTACCTATTCTTGGCAAACCTAATCAGTTTAAACAACAGCTTGATGTTGCTAAGTATAATGCTTCTCTTATTGCAAAATCGGTTGTTGAGCCGAATCTTAATGATGCTGAGTTACAGGACAGCTACGGCGTAAAGACACCTGAGGCTCTTATTGTTGAGATGATTGATAACCCCGGCGAATATTCACAGTTCCTTGTTTTTGTGACAGAACTTAACGGCTTTACTGACATTAACGATGATGTCGAAAAGGCAAAAAACTAATTCAAGAGGACGGAGATGCGGCTTATGCGCACTACGCCCTCCAAAAATTACGAATATTGCCCTCAACTTTTGCGAATTTATCGCAAAAAGAAAGAGCCTTTATTATAGCTTCTATTGATTTAAGAGTAGAGGCTGAGGACAAGGCTCGAAAAGATTTAAAATGAAAGGACTGATAAAATGGCAACTATAACAACTACACTAACTATTGCCGACAGAATGACAGCGCCGTTGCGTAATATCACTTCTGCTTTGCAATATACAGTCGATGCCTTGCATTCAGTCAATACGGCTACAGTTAAGGGCTTTGATACTACAGCTGTTAATAAAGCACAACAAGCGATAAATATGTGCAATAATGAAATTAATAAGATTAATTCTACCGTTACTACAGCAGGAAATTCGGTTCAGCGTTCAACAGCTAAAATGAGTAATGGTTTTAATACTGCTAAATTATCGGTGTCAAAACTTCTCTCCGTTATAGGTGGACTAAGTGTTGTTCAAAAAATGAGCAATGTTGTAACAGGTCAATTAGACAGCGCATTTAAGCGTATGGATACTATGACTAATTATAACAGGACAATGACTGCTATTACAGGTAGTGCTCAAATGGCAAAAGCATCATTAAACGGAATAAAAGATTCTGTAACAGGAACTGCATACGGTCTTGATACTGCTGCGAGTGCTGTTCAAAACTTCGTTACAAGGGGTATGAATATCGGCAATGCTACAAGTGAGGTTACTAAGTGGCTTGATGCTGTTTCATTTTATGGACCCGGAACTAACGAGGCTTTAGGTACTGTGACAGATGCGCTTGGTAAGATGATGTCGAAAGGCACAGTTGAAATGGAACAGCTAAATCGTTTGACTGATGTAGGTATTAACGCTGTCGGTATTTATGCTCAGGCTACAGGTCGAAGTGCGAGTGATGTTCAAAATGATTTGAGTAAAGGTACTATCAGTTCGCAAAACTTTATTACGACCGTTTCTACGGCATTTGAAGAGGGTACTAACGGCGTATTAAAGATAGCAGGCTCGGCAAAAGGTGCAGCAACAACTTGGAGTGCTACATTTGACAATGCGAAAGCGGCGATTACAAGAGGACTTCAAAATTTTATAACCGAAGTAAATACGGCTGTTGAAAGCGTATTTGGTAAGGACCTTAAAACTATTGTTGCCGATTTTGGTAAAACTACAGAAACGACACTTGGTAATTTGGGAACTTTAGCAGGTAATATTGTTACCATGGTCGGTCCTGCTTTTCAATCTTTCGATAGTTTCACAGAAAAAATCAGCGGAAGTATGGGAACAATCATTCCTTTATTTGCGGCAGGACTAACCATATTCGGATTATATAAAGGTGCAATTGCCGCAATAAATGGTTTGACTGCAATTCATTCGGCGGTAACAACTATCCAAGCATCTGTTCAAGCATGGCATAATAAAGAAGCTCAGGAAAATATAAAGAAAATGATTAAATGTGCAGGCGCAACAACTGTTGATACAGCAGCAAAAACTACTAATGCGGCGGCAACGGAAGCAGCTGCCGGGGCACAGTTTAGTCTAAATACGGCTATGCTTGCCTGTCCTGCCCTTATTGTGGTAGGGGCTTTATTGGCGATAATTGCGGTGATTACAGCTCTTGTGGCAAGCTTTAACGGCTTTAAAACTGAAACTACAACAGGCTTGCAGAATTTAGCAGGTTCGGTCTTTGTCGTCGGTGCAGGTATTTACAATTTCATTATAGGAATTATAAATGGAATCATTCAAATATTATATACGCTTTTTGTTAAGCCTGTAGAGGATGTTATGAATTGGGTTTATAACATTTTTACAGGTGGTTTTAACAATATAACGGATGCTTTTACTAATCTGTTGGCAAAAATGCTTGGCGGTTTAGTAAGCTTTGCGCAGGCATTTACGAGGATTTGGGACGATATTACAGGTCAAAATGTTACTGCTAAGCTTGATTCTGCAAAATCATACTTAGATAAAGTAGGCACAAACGAATACTATACTAAGAAATTTGATTTTGCGCCTAAGGGTATCAATCGCAAAACTTATAAAAATGCTTACGGCAAAGGTGTAGCATTTGCAAATAAAATGACCTCTAAACTTGTTGTAGATACAAACAACAACGATTTGAACGATATGCTCAACAAAATATCAAATTCAACTGCTTCCACCGCTAACAGCGCATCAAGTATAAGCGATTCGGTTGCTACTACAAGCGAAAATATTGAATACTTAAAGGATATGGCGGAGGAACAGATTATAAATCGCTATACTAACTCTGTTAATGTCGAAATGATTAATCATAACAATATTAACAACGACCTTGATATTGACGATGTGACAGAGCATTTGAGAAGTACGATTGAGCAAGGGCTTAACTCTAACGCAGGGGGTAATCATTAATGTATTTAATGCAAATCGATGAATTTGTTTTTCCGATTACACCAAGCAAAATAACTCAAACAATGAAAAGCAATAATGAAACTGTCACTCTTATTAATGAGGGTGAGGTTTCTTACTGCAAATCGCCGAGTTTAAGAGAGTTTAATATAAGTGACCTTATATTGCCACGATACAATTATCCTTTTGCGGCTGTGGGTAAATCAGGCACACCTGAGGCTTATGTTGAACAGCTTAGGGCTTACCAAACGGCTAAAAAGGTTGTCACTTTTACAATCACAAGAAAATCGCCTAATAGTGTTACTGACAGTAATTATGAAAGCAAAAGCTATAAGGTTACTGTTGAAAATATCGAGGTAACCGAGGATGCTAAGGAGCTTGGTACTGATGTATCAATAAATTTGACACTCAAAGAGTATAAAACTTGGGGCGCTAAAAGATTAACGGCAAAGCCGCCTAAAACTGTTAAAACAAAAAAGAACGATACACTATCAAGTATTGCAAAAAAGTATTTCGGCGATACGGCAAAATGGAAAACGATTTACAGCCTTAATAAAAAGACGGTAAAAAATTCCAAAAAGAAGCTATTGAAAAAGCTGAAAACCGATAAGGACAGAAAAAAAGCGAAATTGCTTCCCGGTCAAACGCTTAAGCTCAAAAAGACAACCAAGAAGAAAAGGAGATAATCTATTATGGCGAATACAGGACTATTCGGACAGACAATGAATTTTGATACCTTTGTTTCTACATTTCTTGGCAAAGCAACTGATTATGACAGGGCTTACGGCGTTCAATGTGTCGATTTGATTTTGCTGTATATCGAAAAATGTGTCACAGGTAAAAGCGCAGGCTTTAAAGGAAATGCTAAAGAGTGGTGGCTTAACCGTAAGTCGTCAACGTGGTTAAAAAACAATTTTGTTTTTATTACACCGACTTATAAAAAGAATAATGAGGTACAAAAGGGTGATATAGGAGTTAAAACGTCAGGTGGTGGCGGAAACGGTCATATCTTTATTATTGCAGGTGGCAATTCAAACGGTCGTTTCACTTATTACGACCAAAATGGAACAGGCAAGCACGATAAAATGTCTATCCGTATGGGTATTCCGTATAACAAGAATACTATTAACGGTATTCTTCGCCCAAAAAATCAAAGCAAATTAGGCAATTCGATACCTAATATAAAGTCCAATAAGAATGGTAGTTCTACGAGCAATGGAAGCATAACAGGCGGCGGTACTGCTGCAAGCAGCGGCACGAAAAATAATCAAAGCTCAACAACAAAAGATACTTCGGCAGAAGAAATTAAGTATTTGAAAAAAATACTGAAAAATAAAACCAAAGTATCAACGGCAGTTAAGAACGTTACCATTACTGATACTAATAAGCAAAACCGTACATATGTTCAAACTGTTTGGCGGCATTTTACTACTACCCAAGGCTCATATATTGATAGGTATGTTCCTGTTAAAGAGGGTGCTAAAATTACTTGGGAAAGAAAAGGCACACCGGGGCAATTTGATTTTGAGGTTGTTTATGACGACAACCACAAATATAACATTCAAGAGGGCGACTGTATTATTGTTTCTCTTTGCAAAAGTGACGGAACTGACCCGAAAACAATGTTTGTAGGATATGTTTTTACAAAGAAAATCTCAAAAAACCGCATTTACAGCTATGTTGCTTATGACCAACTGCGTTATCTGAAAAATAAGGACTTCCTTATATACAAAAAGAAAACGGCATCTCAGGTCATTAAAACGGTGGCTAAGCGAATGAATTTGAAATACGGCTCAATAGCAGATACAAAATATAAAATGTCAGCTATAGAAGAGGGTTCGGAATGCTTCGATATTATTCAGGATGCGCTCGACAACACTATGCTTGAAAAAAGTCAAATATATGTGCTTTATGACAATTGCGGTAAACTGACATTGAAAAATATAAGCAATATGAAAAGGAATAGTTGCGTGGTTGATGTTGAAACAGCGCAGGATTATTCACTTGAAACCTCAATTGACAGTAATACATACAATCGAGTGAAAATTGTTTATGAAAAAACAAACAAAGATGATAAGAAAACAACCTATCATACTATTGTTTGTCAATCATCAAAAAGTATCAATCAATGGGGTGTACTTCAGCTTTACGAAAAGGTGGATAATATCAAGGTTGCAAAACTAAAGGCACAGGCATATATGAAAATGTATAACGCTAAAACAAAAAGCCTTACCGTTAAAGATGTAATCGGCGATAGGAACGTAAGGGCAGGCTCAATGGTGCCTGTTATTATGAATTTGCCTAACTGTAAGATAAGCAGTTATTTGCTTGTTGAAAAGGTAACGCATAAATTTGAAAACGGAAAGCATACAATGGACCTTATTCTTTCAGGAGGTGGCTTTAATGGCAAGTAACTCTAATCTTGTTCAATTAATGAAAAGGGCGGCGATAGAGGCTGTGGATGCTTCTAAGCCCTGCATTATTAAGCTTGGCAGGGTTAAAAATGTCAGCCCTTTAAAAATATCGCTCGGTCAGAAAATAACAGTTGATGAGAGCTTTTTATATGTGACAAAAACAGCACGAGATAATATTAAGAAAACAGAAACGAGAGTAGTTTTACTCCGTCAGCAGGGCGGCGGTAAATATCTTGTTTTGGATGTTTTAGATTAGGAGGCAGAAAATGGCATTTTCAAATGATGATTACATTTATGACGATGATATTATTGACGAATCGGCAGATGACGAGATTGATGAGGAAGTCGATATTTCATCTTATCCTAATCGCACATTCAAAATGAATACAGCCGCTAAACGTTTTAGCGGAATGATTGACGAAGAAGATAGCGAAAGCGCTATAAGACAAGTCGTTTCTTGTATTTTGAATACGCAAAGATATAATGATGAAGCCTTTAGCAGTAACTACGGTTTTGAGTATCAAGATTTAATAGGTCAAGATAAAGACTATGTTTGTGCTGTTTTGCCGAGCAGAATTAAAGAAGCTTTAACAATGGACGACCGTATTGAGGACGTTACAGATTTTGATATTTCTGTAAAAAAGAAAAATGTTTTTGCAAAGTTTACAGTAGTAACGGCTGATGAAGATATTGAAATTGAAACGGAGGTGAATATAAATGTATGAAAATCAAACTTTTAATACAATAATGCAAAGAATGCTAAATAATGTATCTGATGATATCGACAAACGAGAGGGTTCTATTATTTATACCGCCCTTGCTCCGCTTGCGTTGGAACTTGAAACATATTACGAGGCGCTTGACGAGGTATTAACCGAAACATTTGCCGACACAGCATCCTATTATTATTTAACCAAAAGAGCCGCCGAAAGAAATATATATCCGATTGAAGCGACACCGTCAACTTTGCGAATGATGGCAGACCCACCAACTGCCGAGATTGAGGTGGGGGATAGATTTACTTCGGAAGATTATGAGCTTACCTTTGAAGTAATAAGCGGTGATGATATTACAGGTGCTTATGATATTGTTTGTCTTACAGAGGGGATTATAGGCAATCTCGAAAGCGGAACGCTTATACCTGTTGATGAAATTAACGGTCTTGAAAGTGCAAAAATTCAAGGAGCAGTTCTTTATGATGATAAGGGTAATAAAATCATTGATGACAATGGCAATGAAACTTATAAAAGTGCTGTTATCGTTCCCGGAGTTGACGAAGAAGATGTGGAAACATTTCGTGAAAGGTATTTTAGTTCCTTGCAAAGTAAAGCCTTTGGCGGCAATCGTGAGGACTATATCAATAAGATTAAAGAAAACAGTCAAGTAGGCGCTTGCAAGGTTATGCGTTCGAGCATAACGGAGTATGTTCCTAATGATACAGTTAAGCAGTGGATAAGTGAAATTGCTGTTGATAGCACGGTGTCTACTGATGTAAAAAGCTGGCTTTCTGATGTAACTACGGCAATTATAAATAATAAACTCTCAACAGGTGGAAATGTCGAGGTGTATATCCTTGACAATAATCTAAATAAACCGAGTGAGGAACTTATTAATGAGTTAAAAACCACCTTAGACCCGACTGACGGCGGCGGTGATGGCATAGTTCCGATAGGACATTGCGTAAATGTTCAGAGTGCAAAGCTCGTTAATGTTGATTTTGATATTACCGTTTCATTGAAGCATGGCTATTCGGTTGATGATGTTAAAGCATCTGTTAAAGAGGTTATTAATAACGCCTTAGCTGATTATAAGAGTGAGTGGGAAACAAGCGATAATACGGAACTTACCTCAATTCAATTTTTAACTGCTATATATAACGAGTGCAGTAATTATATTACAAATGTTTCCTGCACTTTAAATAACGGTCAAAGCGTTACTTTAGATGAAATAAGTGTTGCCACTCTCGGAATACTTAAAATAAATGATGAGGTGATTTCATAATGGAAACAGATAATGAAACCAAAACCTTATTAGAATATTTGCCGCCGTTTTTGCGTGAATATTATGAATTCAAGCAGCTTTGCAAATCGGGCGATATTGAGGTTTCGAGTATTGACAAAGCGGTTGATTGGAATTTTGATTCAGCATTTATTTCGGATTGCGATGCAACCGTATTGTCCAAATATGAGCAGCTTTTGGGAATTATTCCTACTTCGAGCCAAAGTATTGAAAATCGAAGAAACAAGGTGCTGTTGCAATGGAATACAGTGGCAAGTATGACCTTGCCGCAATTTATTTCAAAGCTTCAAGAATACTGCGGCAAAGATAATTTTACTGTTGACAACAGCAGAGAGCAATTTTATCAACTTGCTATATGGCTCAATATTCATAAAGTCGATATTCCGCTTATTAAAGATTTTATCGATACGTGGTTGCCTATGAATGTGAATTACACGCTGAACGGCAAAACTGAAATCGAAGAAAGTTTAAAAATCGGTTTTCTTACAAAAATCGAGGAACGAAATCAAATAAGCGTTGAAGAGTACAACGATGACACAATTGTGTATTGTGCCGATGATGAAAATAACGTAATTCTCGATGATGACGGAAATATACTGATTCTCGATGAATAGAAAGGAAAAATAAATGTTTACTGCATTTAAACTTACTAATAACGGTAAGGCTCTGCATATCGGAGCGGTTAATGGTAACAGCATTAAATTTACTAAGGTTGCTTTTGGTGACGGTGTTGAGAAAACTAATTATTTAGAAGCTACCGAGTTAAGCAATGTTGTTACAAGTGTACCGTTTACCTCTTATGATAATACAAAGCAAAATATCTTAAATCTTAAATGGGAGCTTGACACATCTAAAATTCCTAAAAGCTTTGATTGGTGCGAATATGGTCTTTATGCTGAAGATAAGGACGGCAATGAGGTTCTTTATGCTTATGCTTATGATAATGCACCCGCAAGGCTTGAAAAAATGGAACAGGGTGTTATTGCTCTTTACGTAGGATATGTTACCGTTACTATAACCGATACAGACAATATAACCGTTGCTGTAGGCGATTATGATACTGTTACGGTTAATCAATTTAAGGAACATACTGAAAATTACGAAAATCCTCATAATGTTACTGCTCAACAAATAGGACTTGGAAAAGTTGAAAATGTTTCATCAAGTGATGCCGTACCAAAATTCACAGAAGCAAACCGATTTGAAAATGTTTCATCAGGCGACAAAACGAGTACGCTTTGGGGAAAAGTGAAAAAAGCGATATCAACGCTTTCAAACCATTTGCTTGATAAAAACAACCCTCATAATGTAATATGGCGGCATATTTTTAGTTCAAGTAATGAGGCGTTGCCTGTTGAATACGGCGGTACAGGTGTAAGCTCTCTTTCTTCAATAGGAATTGAGCCTCTACAAGATTATAAATCACAAGTCACTTTTGGCGCTGTATTTTATAATTTTTACAATTGTCAATTTTATCGTAAAAACGGAATAGTTACAGTTACGGTTACTTGTCAAATTAATAAGGACGTAAACGGCGATGCACAAGCAGGGGATGCAATATTGACATTGCCTGTCGGTATGCGTCCTGCAAATCAGCTATCAGTCATAGGTATTGCAAGTAATAAGGAAATATTTACTGTGGCGATAAATCCTGATGGACAGGCTATTTTTTATTCGTTTGGTTCTCTTTCTATTCAGCAGGCTACGCATATTCGCTTTTCAGCTACTTATCCTGCTGCATATTAAGGAGGTATTATATGGGACTAAGAAAATTCAAAGATATAATTAAATCAATTGGAGCGCCTAACAAGGATGATACCTTGTTGGGCGTTTTTAATGGCAAAACAGCTCAAAAGAGCATTGAGGATATCCTCAAAGTCGCAGATTACACCGCTCTCCAAAACCGACCTATCACAATTCTAAGCCAAGATTTCAAGGTCAGTGACCTTAAGGAAAGCAGTTTATACTTCGTTAACAGTGGCATAAATTGCAAAAAAGAGGATGGAAGTTTGCTTGTAAACTTATACGCAGGCATACTCATTCTTACCGGTCGGGGCGGAGAGGCACAAGTATTCGATTCCGAGAACACTTTTTATGTTAACGACCTTAGCAACGGAGATTGGTTTAATGCTGATTGCAACCATATCACAACGCTTGAAGTCAACGACTTATTAAGTAATTTATCGGATTATAATTTTACATACGGTAGACCGTTAGATTCAAGAAAGAAAATCACTAAAACAATTTCTAATTTTGCTGAAAGTATCACCAAAAAAACAATGGTGCTCGACAGCGGCGATTTGTCAAGTACCATTAGTTCTAACGGCAAATACAGCTTTTTCACAAACGGAATTTTCCGCTTAGGTCATCCTCATGCAGGCACAGGATTTACTCCTCTTGAAATTAAGGTGAATAAAGGCGACACAATATACCTCAAATTCAGCAAAACAGAAACGGAATGCTTATGCGATATCGTATATATCGGTGATATTGGTAAGAATATCCCTGATGACTACGATTACAAATATAGTTCTATTGACATATGGTCGGGGCAGTTAGGATTCGCCATAGGTGCTACTGAGTACGATTCGACCTTATGGCAAGTGATATATGGCGCTCAGGGTACTGCTGACGATATTGGTTATTATATATCTAATCTCCCAAGCAGTAGTACATCAGACGTTCTTATATATTCTGCAAAAAAAGCAAGCGGACGTCCCGATTTTAAAGCCGTTACACTCGGCAACGGATTGAAATTCGAGAATGGTGTTTTATCGCTTGATATTGAAAACGGCGACAACTTAAAATACGGCACTTCGACAACAGCCGAGGCAAATGAGGTGACTGCTAATGAGTGATAAAGTGATTATTATAAGTAAATCTAAGCTTGATGCTCTTGCTGATATTATTAAATCTAAATCAGGGGCAACAAATAATCTGACTTTAGATGAATTGGTGCAAAAGGTAAAAGATATTCAAATTGGTGACAATGGGAACGACGTCGCAACAATAAAACTTCCTTACCTTACAGCAAATTCTGATAATTCATATTTTGAGCTGCCACAAAGTATAATCGATATCCGAGGTATTGAAATTAAATACAGATTTACCGACAGACCGAGCGGTGAGTCTTGGGTTTGTGGAAATTGGAAAAATAATTCGAATACATTTTTGTTGGGCTATTATAATTCAATGCTTCAATTTTCTGCTTCATCTACTGCTCAAATAAGAATACCGTTTGATACTGATTGGCATATCGCTAAAATCGAAAATAACAGATTATTTATAGATGAAACTCAATCTGAAAATGAAATAACGTGGAGTAATTTGAGTGCATTAGGCAATTTGAATATCTTTCGTTCACCTCACACAGGCGGTTGTTTATATAAGGATATATCATATGTAAAAATTACAGATGTAAGCGGAAAAACGCAGACATATTATCCGTATATTATTGAAAATTCTGTCGCATTTGTAAGTGAAGAAAATAGAGTTACAAGTAGTGGAAGTTTCACTTATCCATTTTCAAATGACTATTACGAAAGTTATAAACTATTTTGGGCTTTAGATACTATTGGTTTTGGAAAAAACAAACCCAAAGCATTTGCCGGTAACAATAGATTATACTATTTTCCACGTTTTATGAATAGTAGATGCCTTGAAATAATTGATTGGAGTGGAGCTTTTTCAGAATGTACTAATTTAACAGAAGCAAATATAAACACAAGTAATGGTACAAATTTCAGTAGTATTTTTTATAATTGTTCCAAATTAATCAATGTAATAAATGCAGGTGACTTTTCAAAAGGTTTAGATTTTACTAATGCATTTAGGAATACAAGAGTGACAGATGATGTGGTTCAAAAATTTAGTTTTGACAGTATAACAAACGGCTTTGGAATGTTTGGATATGGTACAAAAATCACTCAATTGCCGAAGTTCAATCATGAAACTATCACTAATATGGGTGAAATGTTTTGGGATAGTTCATTAAGCGATTTAGGAGAAACGGATTTGAATTTTCCAAATGTAACTATTGCTGATTATATTTTCGGTCAAACACAAATCACTAAAGTGCCTAATTTAAGTTTCCCTAAGGCTACAACTGCCAAAGGACTTTTTCAAAATTGTGATAAGCTGACAACTATATCTAATCTTAATATGCCTAAAGTGACAAATACTTATCGTATGTTTAGTGGTGCAACTTCATTGATTAATATACCTGAATTAGATACTTCAAAGGCAGGAAGTATGGATTATATGTTCTATAATTGTTCAAATCTTGAAAATTTTCCTACATTGGACCTTACTTCTGCAACAAATATATCTTATCTGTTTCAAGGTTGTTCTAAGATGAAAACTGTAAAAGTAATAAATGTTCCTGACAGAAATTTTAGTGCTAATTATTATAGTTCGGGCACTGTATATGTTTTCAATAACTGTACTTCATTAGAAAGAATTGAAAGAACAGCTAATCCTCTTTGTCGTGGAAATTGTGATAATTTTGCGAGCGGTTGCACTTCTTTAATTGAGTTTGACCAAGATACTTCTAAAGTCACAAGCTTTTATCACATGTTTGACGGCGATACCTCTTTGGAAACAATAAAAACAATAGACGGCACTGCAAGTCAAGGTTTTTCAAGTACTTTCCTAAATTGTTCTGCATTAAAAAATATTGAAATCACTCAAGGCACCATAAAATTGAATATATCTTTTGGTGATTCACCACTATTGACAGATGTATCAATTCAAAACATTATAGATGGCTTGGCAACAGTTACAAGCCAACAAACATTAACATTACACACAGATGTTGAGTCCAAATTGACAGATGAACAGAAAAGTGCTATAGCTTCCAAGAATTGGGAACTTGAGATAAAGAGGTGATGATATGACAAATGAAGTGTTAGTCGCATTAATAACAGGCGGCTTAACTTTTCTCGGAGTTATCGTTACAAATATCGGTAACAGCCGAAAAATGCAAAAAGAGCTTGAAAAAAATCAAGCAGTTACAGATACCAAAATCGAGGAACTTACAAGAGAAGTTCGACAACATAATAATTTTGCACAGCGTGTGCCTGTGCTTGAAAATAAGGTTAGCGTTGCCGACCATAGAATTAAGGACCTTGAAGATAGATTAAAATAAAAAGGAGTAAAAAATTATGAAAAATTACACATTAACCAAAGAAGCACTCATTAGAGTTGCAAAAACATTCATTCAGGCACTTATCGCTTTTCTTGTAGTTGCTTTGCCGACGGTCGATTTTACACAGGATAAGTCCGCACTTAAGGCGGCACTTCTCGGCGTTCTTGCCTCGGCGGTAGCAGCAGGCTTGTCCGCTGTTATGAACATTGAGCAAAAAGGCGGCTCAAATGGTATGAAGTTTTCTACTTGGGTAAAGAAATACCTCGGCAAGAAAACAAACTATGACGGTGTTTACGGTGTGCAGTGCGTGGATTTAATTGACTGCTATATCCACGAATGCCTTGGACTTGATAAAGGCTTTTGGGGCAATGCAAAATATTGGTGGACTAATCGTAAATCATCTGCGTGGCTCAAAAAGAATTTCGTTTTTATTACACCTACATACAAAAACGGCGAACTCAAAAAGGGTGATATCGGAATCAGAACATCAGGTACATACGGTCATATTTTTGTTATTGCCGAGCCTACTAAGAAAGGCAAAATTAAATACTACGACCAAAACGCTACCGGGAATGGCGATAAAATGACACTCAGAGAGAAAACTTATAATTCATCAACAGTAAACGGTATTCTCCGACCAAAAAATCAAAAAAATCTTAAAGAAGCTAAGGTTTACAAGACGGTCAAGGCAAACGGTGGCTTGAATGCTTATAAGGCACTCGGCGACAAAGAAGCTCACACGCTTATTCCTAACAATACAAAAGTTGAGCTTGTAACCGCTTCCGCCGGCACTAAGAAAATTAAAGGCAAAAAACATACAATGGCTAAAGTCAAATACGGAAGCGCTACATATTATGTTGCTAAGAGCTATTTGAAATAA